AACCTTTGTCCATGTCAAAACGATACCAATCATCGAATTGAGTAATTGGATTGAAAGGATTGTCTTTTGTAGACAGAGCAACAACTCTCATTTAGTCGAAATTCACCTCATTTCAACACATCATTTGATGTAGTTATTGATCGTTGATGTAGAAACACCAAGGGCTTCGGCTATTTCAGCATTGGTGTATCCACTCGCGGACATAGATTTAATCTTCTGAACCTTGGTATCACTCAACTGAGTGGTAGTCTTAGGCATAGCACGAGCCTTAAGGGCATCTTGATCGGTATACCTAAGAATTTGCATGAGTTTACTGTCGCTAACGGCACCAGCCTGAATGGCTTCCCATTCTTTGTCAGTGATGGTGAACCGAGTTCCTTTACCATTTGCACCGACATCAGCACGAGCATCGTTAATCGAATTCTGCTTAAGCTTCTTATATGCCTTCTTCTCTGTATAGAGATCGGGGTTGGCCTCAACCTTTGCCTTCACAACAGCATTGGCATTGATTTGAGCCTGCCTCTCTTTGGGGGCGTTACGGGCAGCCTTATCGATCTTGTCGTTAAGACTCTGCACCTCAGAAGCATACTTTTTAGCAGCTTCAGGAGAACGCTCAAGCTTTTCTGTAGACAGGTAGGAAAGTCGAGCTCGATTACCCAGGGCCTTTACTTTGTTGGCGTAGTCCGCATAGGCGTTTTCCTGGGGGGTACCTGACGAGAGGTCGTTCACATCCCTAGTATAAAGAGTCTGCGATACTTCGATCGTAGCAGGAACAATCTTTCCACTCTTCTTGTCGTAGTAAGTACGACCAGATTCCTTGTACTCGACTTCGCCAGTCTCAGGATTGATACGACCAGAACCTCTACGCTCAGGCACTCGAACGGTTTGCTTACGACGAGAAAGAAGTGTAGAAGCTCCGCCTGTCTTAAGTTCACCATTCTCATCATACCGAACTTGCCACTTCTGCTTAAGCTCTTCGATATGGTTATCCTTCTCGGACTGCTTATAATCCAGCTTATGCTTAACAGCATCGATGACTACCATACTATGCTTAACAGCCATAGCAATCTCTTCAGGAGGCGCATTCTTAAGGGTCATGTCTGTGATTAGGTTAGAAACAATACCCATTTGCTTTTGCTTCTGAGATTCTTTCATCAACTTAACGCCAGTCTTACCTTCTGTTGAGTAAGCAGCCTTGGGATCAAAGCCTTCCAATTCCTTTAGAGGACGACTTGTCTTGACTTTAACCTTATCGTTGACAGGAATAACGGTTGCTGTATCGCCATCAAAGTCTGCGCCCGACAGACGTTCTGCGACCTTAGAGTTGATACCTACTGCATCAATTGCATTACCTAATGCTTTCTTAGCAGCGGGGTTCTTATTGTTGACAACCAGCTCAGGGATCTCGAATGTTCCGCCATGAGGATAACGAATCAGCACAACGCGTTCGCCATTCTTATAGTTCGGAGCATAGATCTCATTGTCTTTAAGTTCATCGATCGGCAAGAGGACTTGGTTCTTCTGTCTCGGAAGAGCAGCAGCCTTCAGATGTACAGCGGCAGAATCACAAGAGTTTGCAAAATCGAGAAGAAGCTTTCTCTTAATCGTAGGATTCGTATAATCCATGATTTCTTGATACTGATCATCAAGATCAGCATAAGTAAGATTAAGCTGTCTCTTAATCAAAGACATCGGTTGTTTGGAAAGAAACTGGGAAGACAAGTTGATCGATTGATCTTGCCAATCTCCTTCTTCTTTCAGCTTATTAATCGCAGAGAGATGTTCTTTACCATCTTTCCCGATGTAATGAGACTGACCATTAGCTTTGATGGTTGCACCAAAAGGATTGTCGGGATCATCCTGAATCTTCTTAAGCACATCCATCTTACTTTTGTTGGAGCTCTTATTGGTATTAAAGACAATGTCATAGCCTTCAGGAATATTATCCGAATACATTGCCATGCCTTTCAGATAATGACTTCCATCAACCATGATACGAACCTGAGCATAATGAGATTGCCCAAGATTCAAGTCTTCTACACCAGGACGGATCTCAATGACACCATCTTTCGATGTACCACCTTGATCACCATAATTGATCTTGATTCGATCGGATGCAATGCTTGCCGGATACTCACGTTTGAAGTAATTGAATCCGCCATCTTCCGAATGGTAGTCTTTTACCTGCTGAATATCATCACGATTTGCATATGCGTCACCGATCGTTGTTCCAGGCTTACAAAGAACTTTTATCGTTGTCTGTTTACCCGGGTTTGTTACCTGAGGGACACCTACACCGTGAACTTCATATCCTTCAAGCTCCAGCATAGTAAGCGCCTCATTCAGCTTGCCAGAAGAAACGCCAAGTTCTCGCTCAACGCCAGCACCGACATCCAAATAGGGTTTGGACTTAAGTTCTTCTTTCAGAACTTCAGCCGTGCTGATGGCCTGATTTGCACGAGCACCAACTTTTTCGTCCAATAGAGTACGAATTGATGAGTCATTCTTATAACCCATAATATCCGTAATCTCTTGGAGAGACTTGCCTTCTGCTCGAAGTTGTTTTGCTCGCTCTGCTTCTGCTCGACGTTGCTCATGTTGAGAGAGCTGATAGAAAGCACGGTAATCTGTAGAGCTCATGTTGAACTCTTTGCGAATATTCTCGCCAGACGGATCCCATCCTTTTGCTCGAAGCTCATCCACACGCTTCAGAAATGCTTTCTCTGCATCCAGAATTGTAGGCTTTTCACCACGAGCTAGCATAGCATCCGCCGTTCCCTGAAACCAGGGCTCATGCTGATAAGGAATTTCGCCGGAACCCCATTTATAGCGCCCAGATCTTCGCTTAACGCCATAATGGGCTAGAATTTCCGCCTCAATGGAGGCATCCCCGTCAAGAATAGGATCGCCGAGAACGGGATCATAAATATCCATGGTTAGCCTCCTTGTTTGTCAAGTTTTCGAAGTTGTTTGTCAAACCTTACGATGAGATTCATGATTGCACGAATATCATTTGGATCGGGTACACAAATTTGACAGTCGTCGTTCTGATAGATTCTGAGTTCTATCCCGATATCAAACGGACTCACATCATACTCCAAACAGAAAAGAGCAGCATATATCATAAGCTGTTCCATATGAGTCGGAGTAACGCCAGTTTTCAAATCGTGAATTCTCAGAAAGTCATCACGAAATGAGATTGCATCTGCAGTCCCAAAGCAATATTCTGAATAGTACAGAACTTGCTCCGGTGTCATGCGGAATCCGATCGCATCGTTGACATAGAGATTCAAAGTCTTCTTTGATCTTGCCAACTTTTGATTTAGTTTGATACACAGCGCCGCAAACTCGTGAAGCTTTGTACCTTCTTCGGAAGCCCGATAGTTAAAGAAACTATTAGCTAGCTTTTCGTCGTTGTAGTTGAGCCAATGGTACTTGCTTGCTCCGAGGAATGCGTGCTGTCCTATGAGTTTTGAATGATCGTTGAAGATCATGCAGTACCTCCTCTTTGTTCTCCGGTGAGATAAAGGCAGCAAAGGACATCTTATTGAGAAAGGCCACCCAATAGTCCTGATTCGGACGATGCGCTGCGCGTGCCCCTCTTTTACACTCGAGCGCTGCCCAATGCTTGCCATAAAGAACTAAGAGATCAGGAAATCCTTGTATGTAGGTTTCGACCTTAAAAGCAAGTGCTCCAGGAAACCGAGTCATGATTTCCTTGATCAGTTTTGCTTGAAAGTCTCTTTCCTTTGCCAAGTGAGTTCCTCCTCTCTTAAAACTTTAAAGAGTCTGAATGGTGTGTGTCTTACTTAAATCGGACACATTTCCCTTCTCCTCCCATTAAATACCATGTTTTTTTCGCGCGGAAAGATTCTTCCGCTTCCTTTTAACCCAAAATATCAACAAAAAGTATGCGGAATGATTGTTCCTAAAAGTTCAAAAAATATTTTTTCGCCTATATTACTATATATGTTTAAAACTCCTACGTGTAATTGAAAAAAAAATTAAAATTTAAACTTTTCGGAACGAAGTTTCCGCATGCAAAAAACCCCGAAACCCCTGATATTACTGGGTTTTTTGGACCTTCGCTCGACAAAAAAGTCGGGGCGAACTATTCCTATTTTTAAGGCACAACTATTCCTCAAAAATGGCCACTTTTTTCGCTGGACCGATTTTTCAACTTTTGAGAAAAAAAACAGCTTAAAATAGAGGAATAGTTATTCCTTAAATTTCGGAATAGTTGTTCCTCATATTTTAGGCAGGATCATGCCGTCCGAAACAGTCTATAATTGGCCTAAAATCAGTCTCTAAACAGCACTAAAAATCGGCAAAAAAGAAGAGGGCGTGATTTCTCAGCGTCCCCCTCTTTTCTCTACTCAGCGACGAGTCATCAAATCTGTCGGATCAATCCCCAGCACTCGACAGCAACGAAGCCCATCAAAGAAATTTGGGATGGTGATGCCATGCTCCCAATTTCGAAGAGCGCGAGCACTTACTACCAAACGTTCCGCCAGCTTTGCCTGAGACCAGCCTAGCTTCATTCGACGACTACAAATTAGTCGACCAAAGTCTTTCGAACTAATCACAATTATCCTCCTTCACAACGATTTCCTTTCCCAAAACCTTCGCAAGTTTTAGTATATTTCCGATGCGCGGGAGGTAATGTCCGGCCTCATAATTGCCAATAGAACCCTTCGGAACGCCCGAAATCTCGGCCAATTCACGCTGTGTCATGCCTCTTTCTTCTCGTCGCCGAGCCAAATTATCCCCAAATTTACTCATTTTTCACCTCGATTGGCTTGGCAACGCAGATGGTATTGAATGAATCCTGGCGAATATAAGCTGTTTGGTCACGTCCGTTTGCCAAATCCATGCCTCGGAACATCTCTTTATGGGCTTGCTCGTTCCGCTTTGAGAGAATTCGAACCATTTTTCGAAAATTTCGCCTTACGACTTTGTATTTTGCATCCATTTGATATCGAATTGGGTAATATGTAATCATTCTATGGATGTCTCGAGACTCTCTTCTCTGGTATTTGTTCATTTTGTCACCTCAATTGACAGGGCCTTTTTATGGGCTTCGTTGTTCGCTTTAATAAGCATTCGAGCCGTTTTTCGAATACCACGACGAAAAGCCTTATAATGATCGAAACTGAATGGCATCCCAATCAAATCAACGTCATTGTGCATCCGTTTAATCATTCGAGCTTCTCTTCTCTGGTATTTGTTCATATCAGTGTCTCCCAAGCCACCGACAGAGCTTGTAGATCAGCCAGAAGGGGCCAAAAAGCAGCAAGCAGATGAAATCTTTCATGATAAAACCTCCAAAATATCAAAAATGTGGGTTATTAAATCCAACCAAAGAGAAGGGAAACGACCAAAATGACGAGAGAATTAAAGAAATAGCCAAATTCAATGAGCAATTTCTCATAATAGATGTGCTCAGTCTTCTCGTCCGAGTTCGCAAATCGGTCGAAATCGTATGTGAGGCACAAAATGGAGATGATTAGATTGCCGATTAAGAAGTATTTGATCATTCGGTTACCTCTTTGATGCTCATATGGATGATTTTCTTTGTGTTGATGACCGTGTATTCATTTCCTGAGTCCTCAAATACCGGATAGGGAACACGACAGATCTGCTGAATAACATCCGTCACCTGCTGATCGGGACTTGTTTTCGGCATATCGGCAGCATAACGCTTATCGCCTTCTAATGTAATTTCAACGTGCCAATAAGTCAACTTAACTCACCTCCGAAATATAAGAAATACTGGGCGCGATGGAAATCCACAAGATCGGACTTTAGGTCTTTCAGTTCGTTGGAATTGGATGTCCAGACCTCCATTTGTGTTTTGACGAGCTCACTACTAGCAAGCTCCGGATAAGCAGCCGCTACGAGAGCAACGGCTCCATCCGACATCTGTACATAAGTGATTTGCTCATGCTCACAATAGGCCTTAACCGCTGCGTCAATAGACTGCTCGATTTGTGTATTCTGGTCTTCGTAGATTTGGATTTTCTCTTGGATGCCGAATCCGGAAGCGACAACGATGATATTCCAAAGAGTCCAGATACCAAATATAATGGCTAATATGGCACCCAGAACGCCAGGAACGACGGCGAGAAAACCGAATTTGTTCGTAGAACCGTCTATGATTTCCGCCAAGAGGACCAAGCCTAGAGCGATAGCTAACAATAAAGTGATCATTTCTTTACTCCTTTCTTTCGCGGCTGGCTTCGTGGGTGAAGCCGTCCGGATACCGATTTTTCAGTTTCTGCAGATTGAGCTTAGCAATGGTGTCCACACTGATCCCGAGTTCATTGCAGAGCTCGGTGAGATACCAGAGAACGTCGCCTGCTTCCAGCAAAAGAGCCTCGATGTCAAGTTCGTGGCCATGGAACATAGCCTTCTTGACGATTTCCTGGCATTCTCCGGCCTCTCCGTTAAGCCCCATAACGGCCTCTAGAAGCCTCTTAGAGCACACTTTAACCGGAGCGCCTTCCGAACCGATCCCGTAGATCTCCTCTTCACCGGCAAGCGTTGAGAAGGCCGGGAGTGGGCCTAAATAGGCCATGGCTTTATGCCGGTACTCCATCATATCCATCATAAACTATTCATCGCCTCATTTCCTCTTGTAGTCTTCTCGTAATTGATTCGGAAATACTTACAGTTGGCCGTGACTTCAAATGCTGGGTTTTTCTTCTTCAACGGCTCAGCATCAACGAGTAATTGACGATAGTCTTCCCGAATGTTACAAATCGGGAAATGGATGCAATTGTCACAAGGGGTCATACGATTACTCCTTTCGATTCCACGTTGGTGGATTTGGCTGTTTCTTGGTTGTCTTTCGTTCCGGGAATGCGACAATGTAGCCTTCCGCAATGGCTTCCTTCATTCGTGCTTCCGCCCAATTGCGAGCTTCTGCATAATTTTGGAATACCGGCATCGTGCTAAGTTGGTTCCACTTATCGACTATCCGATATTGATGCGTATTGGAATCCCAAGTAAACCGACATTCCTCATCCATTCCAGCAACAAATATCTTACACTCGTGAGTAAAGTCGGCCTCTATACGAGTGACGAGTTTGGAGTGGATGTAAATGAGTTTCCGTCGTTCCGAAGGAGGATATAAGCGAACCTCATTGACGAGAAATACGCGACTCATAATGTCCATTGCTTATTCTCCTCATCAAAGATCTTTCGAACCATCTCATCGGTAAGGTGCTGCGATTGCAGATGAAATACCGCAGTATTCAAATCCTTAATAGCCGGCGATGGCTCATAGCGCTTACAATGAAGCGGCCGCATCTGAATGCCGAGTTCCGGGATATTGTACCGAGCCGTTTCTTCGATGCAGTGCTGGTACATTTCTTTTGTCATCCCACGAAATTGGCATTCGAATCGACAAAGATCCTGATGAGCGCAGGTGTCGCAGTCGCAAGTGGCCCGATCGATGGCTTCTTTGATGGAAAGATCAGCTTCCTTCACTGCTTTCTCCACCTTTTCCAGCCGAAATCCATTCAGACGGGTTTTCTTCGTTCCCGGAATCTCCTGATCCCAGCATTTGGCGCAGACTTCATTGGTTAGCTGACCGGGCTTCATGATACAAGCACCATAGGCAGTCCCTGAAGTAATGGACTTATCGGCATCGACAAGCTTCTTATAGTGAGCAGGACAGCCCTGGATTCCGCCGAAGACGCCGTCGTCCACAACATTCTCACCATAGTTTTGGATGACAAATTCACGACGAGTCATCGTTATTCTCCTTTCTTGTTGTCTGCCTTTGTCAGCAGAATATACTGGTTTGTGTATTCGCGGTCGGTGACGATCCCGCGTTTTGCTTTGTTCATGGATTCTTCGTCCCAATAAATCGTGAAATCGATTTCGGGATACTCCTTTTCGAGGGCCCAATCTTTCGGAAGCTTTCGAATGGACTTCTTTTCGGGATCGTAGAAGAAGATGTACTCCAGATTCAAAGTCTCATCCTTTGCGACCACTCGGATTTCAGCATTGGCCCGCATTAATGCGACGATGACGAAATTCCCGACCACCAGAAGATCGGTATTTAAAGAGAAGTTCACTTGAACAAATGTCCAAAACCGTCCGCCAACGATCGGCATAGGGACTTCATCGTTCGGCTGCTGGGGAATCGGTGTGTTCCAGCAAGTAGTGCAATCGGGGTCCATACCACATTCGGGCGAGCGAAGTCTAGCAACAGACGGATCAATATCCACAAGATCCAAATAATCGCCGGGGCAACCGACAACACCGCCCCCAACCCTAGCAAACACTTGGTCAGGATGATTCTTTTCCATCCATTCTTTCCTTGTCATTTTAGTTCCCCTTTCTTCTTTAGCATTCAGCTCCATATTCCAGCATTCTTCACATACATCAAACGAGCTCAATGCACGGCATCCTTTGCATGGATTATTGGTAAGCACACTCGGATCCATTCTTACGAGCTCACGATAGCTCCTAGGACAGCCGATCACCCCGCCATCCGCGTTCTCGTTGATCCATTTCGGAAGGTTCTTCTCCATCCATTCCTTCCTAGTCATAGGAATTCCTCCTGTTCCACATCACCGCCGGAAACCGTAACGGACCGCATAACTTTCCCCGTCTCTTCATCGTAGTAAAGAGAATCGAGAATATAATCGATCTGGGATTGCACATCCGGATCAGTCATCCTCAGCACTTCATAGCCCTCCAGGCCAACGGTCTTCCGAAGCTTCCCCAGAACTCCGGCAGTCCACTGTCTGAATTTACGAGCTTCCAGCTTGCGAGAAGCGAAGAGCGCTTCGTAGATGCCAGATTCATTGATGACGAGCATGCTACGAGTGATGTTATCACCCGGCTTTCGACCAATATCCCGGCCGATCATGTCCTTAGTAATGTGTTTAACCGGATCACGAGAATATCTAAGGTCGTTTGAACCGGCATTAGATACCTCAATTGCGACTCGCTCCATGCATTCAGGCGGAATTCGTTCGCTAACATACTTAGATTTTAATCCAAGTGCATCGCAAATATCCTTGAGAACTGCATACCAGTCCCCATCGAGATTCACGAAACGGATATCACACCCGTTCCAGTTTTCAATTCTAGTTTCCATAATTACTCCTTTCAAATATCTGTTATGGGTTTTACCCATCTTAGATCCTTTTAAAGGACCTTAGATATCTAATACCCTTTTAAAGGTGGTTAGATACAACCTCGGTTTTAGCGATCTTGAATATCTATCCCCAATTCAATTGGGTTTAGATCCTCTTGGAATATAAACAGGCGGCTTATTAGACCGGCCAGTGATACCCTCCAAAATATCCTCGGCCATACTTAGGCATATCGCACACTCATATTTCAAATGAGCATCTAGATAAATCCCAGAGAGATTGTTCCAAAAGAGAGCATCATCTAATGCTCGACCAACCGCATCGGAGCACCAGCTCTTTGCTCGAAGGTTTTTGACATATGCAAGGTTATGCTCTGCCTCACGATCGAGCTTCTTATCCTCCTCATAATAGTAAAGGAAGCAACCGATCATGGTTAAGAGACCTACACCGAAAATAATCCCGAGCATGATTAATATAACGTCCAACTTAATCCTCCTTATTTTCAATCCAATAAGCGCAATGCGTGGGATTACCGTCTCCGATTTGCCGGCAACCAGGACCGATACAGGCCATTGAACGAAGCCCGTTATACATGCATTTGTTCTCATATTCCGGAAATAAATCCGGTCCAAAACCGAGGAACTGAGCGATATCTGGAGTTGTCATTTCAGGTTCGCCCTTTGGAGCATAGTGACGAATAGACTCAGGAATATCCTCGAGTTTCTCGTAAGTTTCATATGTGCTCGGCGTAACACCGGCATTTCTCACGCAATATAGCGCTTTCTTACCATTGGTAAGATAGTCAATACGAATAGACATTAATTTTCCCCCTTTGCTTTTAAGGCATCAGCAAGAATTGTTGCAGCATCTCTACTGTAATTCTTGCATTCGATCTTGATAACGTAGCGATCCGGCGCCCATGTCGGAGTGGTCTTGGCGATATCATTTTTCAGATTCTCGAACTCCGACTTATATCGGCATACGTTTTTGTGAACGCAGTTTTCGCACAACATCGTTATTCCTCCTTTTTCATTTCATACACCATAAATATAATGGCGGCTTTTAAGTTTTTATCCGTAGGTTTCTCATCTGAATGAATCCGACAGCATTGTATACGATCCCCATGACGAAGTGTTAAAATGGTGCAACCGAAATCTCGATCGATACAAAGCTTATAATCATTCGGAATCAAATCCATCAGTGGTTTATAAAGATTAGTAAGTCTCATGTTTCTTGTCCTTTCTCGGCCGTCCTATGGGTCGTTATTCCTCCTTAATGCTCTCCAGCAGTTCTTCCTTGGTCATGGTGATGAGCTCAGAATACGGGAGTGTCTTGACCCAGTTGCAGAAGTCAATACACCACTCATCCTGCTTATGAGCCTTGCGGGAATGATACATGTTCCGTAGAACGGCATAGTTCAGATCCATCGTAGCTTTCTGCAGATAGCTGGAGGGGAGAAGCTGGATGAGTTGCCACCAGGCGTCTTTATCATTGAGAGGGTATACGATATCGGTTCCATCGTAATTATCAACATGACCACCATGCATGTAAATATTTCGCCAATAGTTAAGCTCATCGATTGTACACCGTAGCATGGCTAATGCATGTTTTTTAAGATGCTCATGCGCGAACATATCGATCGTAAACTCGTGGGCCGTGATTTTATGCATCGTGCTGCAGGAGTTCCGGACCGTTCCGACCTTATATGTATCGGCTTCTTTCCACCAGTAGAGAGGAGCTTCCCAGTCACACTGGACGTGGATCATACGCATGAATTTACTGTGGTCAGAACCTGCAGCAATGAGCTTCTTCATGAGGGCGAGGTCATTAGGACCGATATCCCATATAGGCATACCCGTCGCATAAATAAATTCACCACGCCATCTGCTATCACTCTTTTCCCAGCTGTTTTTAGGATTCCGCATCCCGCGGATTGCAGCCTCCCAGCCGAAGACTTCTGTGTTTGTTACGTTAAGCATTGTTCTTCTCCTTTACTTAGAACTCACGGGGTGCATACAATACACCTCAGGATTGATATATGGACACCCAATGCATTCATATTGCAGAAAATCAGTCTCGTAATCTCCGCCAACCAAACCGGGGCATCCATTTGGGCCGACTGAGCCGCGCTTTTGCATTTCTTCATGACACCATTCTCGAGGATGTGTAAAGCGGCGAATAAAGTCACGGATCGATTTAAGCATTTCTTAGGTCTTCCTTTCTTGTTTGGTTTTGAGTTTCCCGGTATACCATTCGGGAGAGTTATAGAATTCAGCGAACTCACATCGGATACGATCTATCTTTTGAGCAACGTTTTGGCGAGAGCATCCGAGTTTCTCAGCGATCTGTGTTTGATTAAACCCATCGGCCATTAGCTTAAATATCGCTCTCTGGGCTTCCGTAAGAGTTGATTCAAACTTATCTAGATCGTAAACCTGGTTTTCTGGATTCCAACGCTCATCCGATATCGTACCGAGAATATCCAGAGATCCATCTGCAAGCTCTGGAATAGGCGAATCCAGTGAACATGTTTCGCCAGTACGACACTGACAATAACGACTTTGAAGTTCATTTCTGAGTCGGCATTGAATATTCCTTGCCGCAAATGTGCTGAACTTTACAGGACCAGGCTCATAATTATTGGCGGCAAATATCAATCCGATGCAACCAATCTGGAAGAAGTCCTCTCGCTCAGGAGAATTGATCGTACTGGGATAATAACGGGCCATGACATACCAGACGAGTTGTAGATTCTCCTCGATGAGTTTGTCTCGTTCGGGCCCGGTCATTTAAGGTTCCTCCCATTTCATCATGTCCCTCTCCTTTACTTTAGACTCTGAATAGCCTGAACGACGTAATCGACAGCGCTCTTTAAAGCATCAACCGTCCAGGTGGCGTTTTCATAGGTGGCTTGCTTAGTGACCATCATTTCGATGAGCGTTTCCTTAGAAGGAACAAACACCAAAAATAAGCCGCCAACAACACACACGCCAATCGCGACTTTCAGTGCCTTTGTAAAGAATCGAACAACTTTTCGTTCGTCGTCGCATATACTGGGATAGTCCTGAATCAATTTTACATTCACCGGAATGATGATCAGCGCTACCCCAATGATAATGATAGACACGATGAACGCAGTGAGCATAAAGCCGCGCATAGAGTGCACAACGCCAAGCCAATAGAACCAGCTAGGATTAATGATATAGTTCATTTTACGTTTCTCCTTTACTTCAATTCGATGAATTCAAATTGGTCATGAACATTTGGATAGAAGATGCCGACCCAGAAATCATCCTGCGATTTACGACGATACGCAAGATCCTCATTCCATTTCTGAATATCTTCCATAAGATCGCGCTTACCAAGGTCATTATCGTTGTCGTAAATATCATTTTCATACTGATACACCAGCATCTCATATCGCATTTGATTCTCCGCAACATATGAGTCGACGTTGGTGTTGTTGACAATGATGACAACCAACATTATGATGGACACAAGGAAACTTAGAAACGCGATCACGAGAAACAGCCACGAATAATCACCGAAACGTTTTTCCACATAAATGGCCAGCCCAAGGGAAACGACGAACGATAATACAACTAACCAAAAGATCATTTTGCTTTCCTCCTTTATAGATGATCAACGACATAGCGAAGAATATCATTTGTTTCACGGAGTCGCTCAATGGAATCCTCGATAGCGTCCTTTGCGCAACCGATCGTTTTCTCACAAGAATTGCCCTCAGTCGGAATCAGACCAAAGAGATTATCTCGAATCTGATAGCTGAGGCCCCGGTTTTCTTTTGCGAGATCGCCCAGACAAGCGAGAAGGTCGTGAATTCCGGGTTCCTGGGCCTGATTGGCCTGGGTCGACACTTTGCTCGCAGCTACAGCTACGGCGTTCATATTTTCTCTAAAAGTAGCGTTATCCATCATTTCTTTTCTCCTTTATATATTATCGGTTTACTCTTCATTTTCGTCATGGCTTTCTTCTTCCATGGCAGTCCGACATTGTTTCCGATTTCGACATTCCATAAACATGTAGCGTGCTCGGCAGGGATTCGAACAATCTAATCCGCTGTCCGCCATGCACATGCGAACAATGGGTGCAAAATTATCGCAATTACGACACTCTACAAATGGTGTCACACAAGGAATAAATGTTAAGATTGACATGGCAATTTCTTGGTCAGGTACTTCTCGATGGAAGCACAACGTTTGTGGTAGCGACAACGGACAATCCCGTCCGTCCGAATCGGTTCCGTATTGCAGTCATGATAGAGTTTGTCGCCAGGCGTGAAGACCGGCTCAAACCCATCACAGTCGTTGCAATAGTCATGAATATCCAGTTTGATCATGTCTCGAGAACCTCCTCAATTTGCGCAGCGATCTCTTCCGGAGAATGATTTTCGGTGTGAACGATCACATTCGGGCCAACGATCGCCGGATCATAGAACACAGCAGTGTCGATCGCAATCCGTCTTTCGATCTCATCCTGGGAGCGACCCTGCGCAGCCATACGACTTGCTGCAGAAATCCAACCGCAATCCAACCAGACAACAACGACTTGCTTTGGCCCCCAATAATGGGAGCGGAAGAATGCGACGCCGTCCGGGTCAATGATGTAAATATCATTTTCATCGACCTGCTGGGTTGTGGCCCAGTAATGGTTTTTATCGAAGTAGGTGTATGCTACAATATCTCTCGAGCGAGAGACTTTCTCGTAGAACATGTTGTTCACGAAGATGTGGCCCTCTTCCTGTTCAAAGCGTTTCGGACGCGTTGTGTAAGAAGGAAGGATATACCGTCCGTACTGGCGACTGAGAATATCCGCCACCGTAGACTTACCTGAGCCGGAACGACCGACCAAAAGAATGATTTTATCGTGTTTCATAGTTCTCTTCGAGCTCCTTTGCGTAATTATCAGCAGATTCCTTACTATATCGGAAAGACTTTTTGTCATTGGTGGTGGTAAAATATACGACACCTTTAAGTGGTGCCTTGCATTTTGGGCAGCAGCAAGGATCGAATACTGGACCGAATGGCGGTTTCTCATCTGCTGTAGCAAGGATCTGTTCAAATTCATATCCGCAGTTGCCACAATGTGGACGGAAGATTACAGTCATGTCCTATTCCTCCTTTTCCATTGTGATATCTGTGCTATTTTTGATTATCAGCATCTAAATTCTCCTTTCATAGATTTAACCCCTTCGTATACTGATCACTAAATGACTTTGAATAGTTGAAGATGAGCCCGTCATTATACTCTGCGAAATATACAATCGCCTCAATTGGTTCATGACATTTCGGGCAATGCGATGGTGAAAACGTTGTTTCGCGAGAAGATGCCGATTTCTTTAGCTTATGCCCGCTTAGCTTACTGGGGACGGTTACGCCCTGCAGTTCTTGAAATTCATAGCCGCAGTTATTGCAGCATGGACGAAACACAACTTTCATACCCGATTTCTCCTTTTCGATGTCTTAGCCATTTTCATCTTCTTACGAAGATGCTTCTTATGATTCGCTTCGACTTTGTCCAGTCCGCGAACGCGAGCTCGTCCCTCGCCAGTGACGAGATTCGGTTTCGTAATAGGCGGAGCATCCTTGTCGATTGTGAACCCATAGCACCATCCGAACATTTTTTCAAAAACCTCCTTTAAAATATCCAACCGCAATCCAACCAGAAAAGGAATAGACCTTGTTTGGTCTACCCCTTTCGGTTGTAACTGGGTTACTTGAACTTCAGAATTTTGTTGAACACGTTCTTAACCGTGGTCGTCTTGAAGACGCCATCCATTTCGAACTTCATGCCCTTTACGAATGCCCAGATGCTCGTTCCGGTTCCGAGCAACAAACCGCCGATCTCAATGCCAGACTTGACTCGATCCTGCTTCTTCTGATATGCGAACTTCTCCTGCTCGAATTCGAATCGGCGTTCATTTCGAACAACCTCTTCATCCTCAGCAAGAGCCTTTCTCTTATCAGAGTCCGCTTCCTGAGCAAGCTTGTACAGAGTATCAAGCTCATTTATTGCCTTTCCCATCTCCGAGCTTCCCGGATCAAGGGTCTTCATCTTCTTTAGATGCTCCTCAATCTGATCTTCCAGTAAATTACGTTTATCCTCCATAATTTCTCTCCTTTCAAATATTAGAGTTACCTCCATTAAGGAGTTTGTTTATTTTGCGTGTCCTCTTTGGAAGGGTCGATTTTATTGATGCAGAAGAGAGCAAATTTGGATTTGCAAATATCTTTTGGATGCTTGTCTAGTCCGAGTGACATATAGACTTGCCCATCCTCGGGGTCAATCGTCACATTCAGGAATCCGGAATAGAATTTCTGAAATAGACCATTCGCAACTACCTTAGAGCAGACAGTAAATCCGATTGCCATGCCCAGAATGGCGACGATGATGTTGACAATAACCTGGCTCATCCAACCCAACCTCCTGCCCAAACGATCGTGAGTACGAAGGTTATGATGGCTAAAATAAATCCTGCGAAATCGAACATCAAACATACAGGATCATCTTTGGTCGACATTCGGAAAATAACCGACATAAGACAGCATAGTGCCACTATGAAAATTAGGATTTGAATGAAGTTATAGAGCATTTTTTGTTCTCCTTTCAAAGAACTGACCTTCATTAAAGGTCTTCTTTTTCGCTAGAGCTTGGGAAATTGCTAAATCAATTCCAGCTCTGGATTTAAGGTGATAGTAATAGAGGTCCCGGAAAGGTGTGTTGAGTCGGTCAATCCGACCCCTAGCCTGTTCGAGAACTTTATAAGAGTAGGTTTGAGAGTAGAATACAATTGTGTCCGTCTTGATACAATTCCAGCCTTCACATCCAGCAGTATATTGTACCAAGTAGACCCAGGAGCTACTTTCTGGTATGGGCTGGTGCTTATGCCCGTTCCATTCAGCGGTATCACAAGACTCCACATTTTCAAATAGTCCTTTCAGAATATCAAGCTCGTAATCGAAGCTGTAGAAGATGATCATTCGCGGATGGTCCTCGAAGAGCTCCAATACCGCAATTTGACGGGATACATCAGAGTTTACAAGCTTCCGCACTGCAAAACAGACTTCCGAAGCAGACTTCATCGGTTCGTTTTTCTCATAATTCCAACGGTTTTTCCAAATATCATGGTACGCGACCGCATCATAGGAGACGTGAATATCCTGGTTATGACGTACGGTTTCGCGTTCAAAATCCATTGGAATGAGCAAATGGTTTCGAAGTCGAATGAGTCGGCCCTCGTTCACGTAGCGATCGATCTGCGGAAAGTCAACGCGGTGATTATAGACGACATGATTATTCCGAAATTCCGTAATGTTTCGGAAATATCCATTGGCGATAAACACCTGAGCGTAGTCTGTCCATTGATCGCCAGCCGTTGCCGTGAGTAATATCCACTCATTCCGTTTCACGATCTTTTGAAATGACTTTGTCCAAGCTCCGGTTCCGACCAATCGTTGTTCATCAAATATAAAAAAGGCATCGCTCACGGTTTCATACTTATGTATGTTGTTCCACGAATCGATGACGATCTTATTCTTATATCGACTTACTTCCGGATCGGTTGACATTAAGAAATACGGAAACTCTGCTTCCCATTCACAGGTATCTCGCTTTTTGGCAGTCGTGATAATGTAAAGATCTTTCGGATTTTTCATCCCGGGATCTTTTTCCTTTTCCAATTGTCCACCATTACGAATATAATAGTAGGCAATGGATGTTCTGGATTTACCACTACCAACACCGCCATTGAGAATGCATCCGTTGAACATCTTCCCGATTGCCTCGAGCTGATAATCGGTTAGATTTCCTCGAATCATTTTTCGATAATCATCACTCGAAGATGTTCCGGGAGTTCGTAGTCGATATAACCGGCATTATCACAACACACAAGATACTTGGCTCCCAAGTGAGAAACGACTCCGAGTTCCGAAAGGATGAGTCGAAGATCCTTTTCCTTCATTCGACAGGAAATGCATGTGGATCGACTCGGTGTATCCTGGGTTTCCTGATACGGACACTTCTCGCAGAAGCCATCCTCATTGATCTTAATTGCTCGGATGATCATAGCCGGCCCTCCAATTCAGGAATTCGCTTCATAAGGGTGGTGTTGAAGCCACCTTTCTTCAGAATCCGACGTCCGTAATCGCGTTCAAATAGTTCCGCAATGCGATCGAATTTCTGGCACTGCTGCTTGCAAATACCAACAACCGCCGAATCGGCATGCGACTTCGAATTCGCAATCAGCTGGATCGTCTCATTATAGAGTTCTGCCACCAATTCCTGAATCTTGTCGACTTTCTTGCTATTTAGCCCGACAACGATGACGCTTTGATATTTATCGTAATATTCTTTTGCTTTCATACGGCTCGCTCCTTAAAGAATGTGCAGGCATAGCATTCCGGGATTCGACTTCCTTCGACAATGAGTCCCGTTTTCTCGCACTTATAGGTTGTGATGCCGGCTTTGTAGTTTTTGAGCTCATCAGCATACTCACAGTTACGGCAACGGTGGGGATAAGACAGATAATCGGTTTCCATTACTTCGCCTCCTCATAATTGACTGGTTTGTGACTGTCCGTGTTCCAGGGCTGGTTCAGACAATCATTGCAGGGATCTTTCGATTCCTTTCTCGGAGCATACTTACAACTACAGCAAAAGTAATTGTAGTAAACCTCCTTCTTGTTCTCCGCCATATGCGCTTCCTCCTTTTTAAAAATATGGATGGTGCTCCCTCGGGGATTTGAACCCGGGACCGTTCGGTTATGAGCCGACTGCTCTAACCAGCTGAGCTAAGGGAGCATAAAAGGAGAGACCCAGAATATCCAGATCTCTCCTCTATGAGATTACATATACAACAATACGTAAACCCACATTCCAGCCAGAATCGTACAGATCAGTCCCGTTATCAGGAATTCTGCCACTCTGTCTAAAAACTCAGTTAACCATTTCATATATTCACCTCCATTATAGGAGTTGTAAAAATCGCGAAGAACAAAGAGACCTAGTTCGGTCTCAACGTCCTGTTGCGAGCATAATTGCATCCATGTTAAACCAACACACAAGTGCCAGCCCGAGTATACCAAGTATGATATAATCGAGCCATTCATTCTTGAATTTGATCCACCATTTCAACATAATATCAACTCCTTCCATAACAGAGGCTGTTTATTTCGCGGGGTTAGCCCTCGACAACACTCTGAATACGGAACTTCCAAAGGCGGCGAGGGGCCGTGCCGATAGCCTGATGGATCTTACGAGCTGTGGCGCCGATCTTCTCGATCTGGAGCTCATTCCAGCTCTTACGGACATAGGCGCTTTCCTTGACACCCTTATGACGAGCCTCCAGGCGGAGAGCGTTACGAACAAACTTACGATCAGACATTCTTCTTTTCCTCCTTGTTCTTCTTAGCATGCTTGTGCTTCTTCTTGGTGCCGCTCATCGTATCAACGATCTTACGAACACCCGCCTGGGCTTCCTTATAGCCGACATTGTTGAGTTCCATATAACGGCGAACTGCCGTAGAGAAGGACGCTCTGCGAATCAGGGTTACGCAATCCGGCTCGGTATCGAGCTTACGCAAATACCCGCACTCAATGTCCTGATCGACTTGATCGCCGTAGACTTCCTTGGCAAACTTCAGGGCATTGTCGTCGAAAATGCGATTGGTATACTTGTTTTCATAGTAAACCACATCAGCACCCCCTCACATATCCGGTCCTTCGAGGGCCGCCCATTTGTCTGCAAATGCATCCTGCACGATCTCGATATACATCGTCTTAAGGTAGGCCTTAACTCGACCCGGCTCCCAGTTGTAGGGATTGATCACCAGATCAACGGTCTTGATCTCGGCATAATCGAGCGAATCGACGCTGCCTTCATCCAGACGAGTCTTACGACGACCAGCGATCATCCAGATGTTCGGAGGAACGTTCTTGTAGCTGACGTTCACCTGAATATAATGCATCGGTGCATCGCCCTCATTACGAGGAGGCATCAGGCGAACATTCCAGCCCTCTTCCAGAAGAACCTGGTAAAGAGGAGTGTTGTCAACCATCGCGTCTTCGGGGATTTCGACGCAGAAGTTTCGGTTGCCGGCCGGATTGTACTTCTTCTCCACGCCAGAGAAATTGCGATAGAAGATGTGTGCATTGGGAATCTCGAGAATTCTTTCGACACGGTTAGCCATGACGAATCTCCTTTCAAAATTTCAAAAGTTGAGAGACCTAGAATATCTAGATCTCTCTTATTTGGTTAATAGACACGAACGCCCGCTTGCTCCAAGTATAGTTTGAAGTCGATGGAATCCTGCTCGGTGTGACCCTCTCGAATCGATTCACGATAATGATCACGCAGACCGTGATGATCGTTCACTGCATAAACCATACTGACACCATAATGGTCAGCAAAGTCTCCTGCAGTGAACAGCAAATCTGTCACGCTCATGCGCTCGCATCCGAGAATCTCGTAACAAGTACACTGATAGGCTTCCTTCTCTGATTTCAATCCATATAGAACAATAGATTTCATTCATATCACCTCCATTACAGGAGTTGTTTATTTCGCGTGAACTACCTTACGGCGAATATCTTGGCATCGTCCTCAGCGGTCTCCCAAGGATGAATACGCTCCGGTGTATAAGGATCGTCCGAAACAAACCATTCAACATCACCATACTGTGCGATCTCATAGCGAGCATTGCTGACAAGATAATCATAGTAGGTTCGATCGATGTCTGCCTCTTTGTGATTCACCTTAACCATCTCGGATTCCATCCATCGATAGCCGTCGGCACCAGTAGCGGAGGCGAATTCCTGTTCGCCAGTCTTCTTCATCTTGTTGGCATCCTCACGAAGAAGGATAGCACCACCAGCACCATCCTTAATCGGTGTGAATTGACCAACACGACCAACAAACTGGTAGTTGTGGCCTTCCGCAATCTTCTCACGAAGCACTTCGTCCGTAAGAGATGCGAATTCGTCCAGTAGACGCTGCTCCGATCTCGTTAACTTCTCCGGATCCTTAAATCGAAGAGATCGAATCAACTCATACTGACTCACATCTGGCAGATTCTCATTGAAGTCCAGATAGAGTGCTGTTTGCACGGACTTGGTCTCGCACATGTCCTCAAATACGATGTCCTCGTGTGTGAAGAGGGTTTTGAAGACGTACGGAACAGCAAACTGAGTACCAGTAGCAGTCCACTGGCCAGGATGCTTCTTATTGTCCTTGCAAATATCTTTCTTGCTCATGACGTAATCCTCGCCATAAAGGTCACAACACTGTTCTACTGTCGCATAGCGAGCAATATAAACAGCATTGTTGACGAGACACATACGCTCATAGGTTGCCTCGTGCTCGAAGTCATAGCCGTACATCTTGCCATACCGCTGAACGAACTCGATAATGTGTAGATCCGCATCCGGAATCTTAATCGAATCGGTTTTAATATGAGCAACTGTATAACCACGCTTCTCTACCTCATGCTCGAGATTAATCATGAACAGAGCACCACGCTTCGCCACGATGTTGTCCTTGTTACGAGGATCGTGGAACGGATTGTCGAAGTTCGCGGCGGTCAGACCATACACAGAGTTAATCGCAATCTTCAGAGCCTGCGTGAGATCATCCTTCGTGAAGTCGGCTGTGCCCGCAACCAACTGATCGATGAAGGGCGCAAGAGCACCGCCGAGAATGACTCGACCGGTGTCCCAATCCTCATGCTTAATCGCCACACGAGCATCTTTCAGATCCTTAAACCTCTGCGTGTAGACCTCACCAAATATCATTTCTGCAATTGCCGAACTGGGATGCATGGACGCAATATCAAGCAATGCGATGAACCCGTACATACCAGGCTTTGCAGAGACACGACCACCCTCGCCAACATCCTCGACATCACGATAACTCGATTTCCCGTTTTTGTACTTGTAGCCAGGGAATATCGGTCGACCTTGCTTGTCGAATACTGTGAAGTCATCGAACTCCTTCTCCATCACGAAGGGCACGTCCGCAAACTCGTCATAGACCTGCGAAACGTCACCCATATCACGATAATTGAAGGCGTCCTGCGGATGTTTGTTCGTACCAAATATAATTCTGGTAGTGAGCTGATTGGTCGTATCATTAACGGTCATCTTGGCAATCTGTGCCAGGATCTTACGTGCGGCAAAGTCGCCTTGCGTGTGATCCCAGACCGCTTCCGTTGCAATAACGTCATTATCGCAGTATTCAGCAACCTTCGGCCAAAGTTCTTCCGGAACTGGCTTGTCCCAAGGAAGACCAAGCTCCTGATGGTGAATGCCAAGCTCGATTTCCCACTTCTTCAAGCTCTGCTTCTTGGCACAGTAATCATAGACATCCGTGTACGAGATATTATACGCTTCTCCGAACATTGCATTCGGAGAGCCGTTGATAATCCTCTGCGAGAGCGTATAGAGCTGCTCATTCGAATATCCAATCATACGAGCATAGAGAATATGGTTATCGTAACGACGGCAGTTGAATCCAACCAACTTGAACTTGATGAGTTCCTCGATCTCTTTTGGCTTCGGGTTGATCATGCGGACGACCTGCTTACCAGCACCTTGCACCTTCCAGTTCACCAAAAAGAGATTCGGAAATACCTCCACATCGTAGAATACGATGGGCTGGTCTCCGTCTTCTCCTGGCTTAGAGGGTTCTTCAGACTTAAATCGCATTTTGTTAACAAGCTTGATGCAATAATTCGCCTGATTGGTACTGTTGGCCGCGAATGCGAGGACTGCGTTTCGCATGTCCGTCACATCATAATGAAGTCCGCTATTGTAGGCATCTTCCAGGATTTTGTAGATGAAATCAACAGAAGGTTTTGTCGCCGCATGATACTCCTTATTGAGGTTTCTGCGGATCTTGGTTCTCAGTTCCTTCTCTGATTTCACTCCTTCGAAGTTGATCACTTTACCATCTCCTTTCAACGGCAAGCCCGAACTCAGGCTTGCAATCGGAAGGTTGTTGCACTTTGTCAACTTTCTTCGCAAGCTACTCAGGCCCGAAAATACCTTAACTTCCACATGGTCCTCATAGACCGCACTTAGCTTCTCCGGATCTCCTGTATAAATATAATGGAGGTGAATCCCGGCTCCAGACTTAGAGAGTTCTGCATAAGTCTGAGGCCACTTACTGGCGGCTTCCAAATTCTTTTCAAAGCACTTCTTTCCATCTTGGTCCGGAATATCAAAGTCGATCACGATGTGATAGATTGGCACTCTCACATAATGAAGACGATGTGTATCAACATCTTTCAGTGTTACTCGAACATCTGACCACTTTTTCATGGGTGTCTCGTTGTCGCTCGCATATTGCGCTAAGCAATCTTTGCATTCTATGTCGAAGATAGACGGCTGCTCACGAAACTTCAACCACGAGTCGTCCGGTTCAGCGTTTTTCTTTTTCTTTTCCGGCTTCTCCACAGTAGTGATGGAGTCGAATTTCTCGATCTTAAACCCATAGAAGGTGAACGGTTCTTTCCCTTCTGGAGCAGTTCGATCGTAATACTCTTCGAAATAGTTCTTCATCTCTGACTTGAAGTTGCGCTTGTTGAGCAGGAATTGCATTTTTGCTTCCTCGCAATAGGTCTTATACATCTCCCAAGCTTGTTTGAGGGATGTAGAAGGCTCTTTCTTGAATATAAAGTACGAATCCGCAACAAAGTTGTAGAAGTCGTTACTTTCATCAAGCATGGAGGTCGGTACATATCCGTCATAATATCCAGGGGACTCCATATAGACATTCAAACAGCGTGTGGCAATAGCACCTAATTCGAATTCAACCTGCTTGACGAGCTGATTGTATTCTCGTGTGGGAACCTTACGACCGGATGGAGATACGTCGATAAGTCGTCGAATGAGACCGGACTTCGCGTCTGTGATCTTTACCGGTTTATTGGTTCCCATGAATAGGAATGCCTTGAATTTACTCGAATAGGCAGACTTAAATTTCTCATTCACCGTCATAAGTTCGTGAGAAACAACACTGTTCAGTCGGGTGTTGTCTTCGATTCGAGATAAATCGCCATCGTGTTGAATAGCCACCAACGGATTGGTTTTAAACGATTCCAGAGCAAAGGCTGCATTTGCACTACCCAATGCTTTTGCATCGAATACTGCATAGTATCCTTCGAATAGTTGCTGTATAATGTTGATAACGGTTGATTTACCGCTACCTGCTGGACCATACAAAACCTCAAATTTCTGGATTGTCTTGGAGTCACCAGATACAATTGCTCCGATTGCCCATTCGAGCTTATGTCGCTCTTCTGGATCATACAGAGTAGACATGAGTTTGTCATAACTCGGGCATTCACCATCCTCTAAGGGATACGGGAGTTTTTTTGATGCATAGTCTCGCTTCTTGACATCGGTATTGGCAAATATCAATTTCTCATCGAGCATATGGAACGAATCTCGCATATCCCTTTGACAGAATGTGTGAAACCGGTCGATCATGCGCGTTTCCGAATCCCATAGATGAAGAACTCGGATTCCAGGCGTATTGGGATAGTTGTCCTTGACAAATTGGTCAAGTTCTGCGTCAATTAAGCGGACCGCATCGTATTCATCAGTCGACCACAGACGCTTTTCTTCATCCCAAATCGCGTAGAACGCGCCGCCTCGAATCATCAAATCGTTCGATTTCGAGACGATGAATTTCGGATATACCTCAATGCCTCCACCTCTAGGACATCTGGTGGCGACCATCAAGAAATCCATGCCTTACTCCTTCTTCGTAGCATCCTCCAGTTTCTGGATCTTCTTACAGAGATACAGGAATCCGCCGATGCCGGCGAGAATAGCGACGTTCTGACGCTTTGCATACTTTCGAAGCATATGCAAATTATGGTTCATCAGGTCGACATTCTGGTTAAAAAGATCGATATGATGATTGTAGTGACGAACGAACGACATCTGCCAACCAGCCAACGTTTTGAGATCCTTGTTCGTACCAATCAGATCCGTGCAATTTGACCCAATTGCCTTGTAGATATTGGCAAATTCTTCGGCCATCTTTTTTTCATCCATGTTGGTGTCTCCTTTACAAAATCGTATTCAGGTACCACATCATCTGATACCAGATGTCCACAGCTCGAAGATCGTAAGGACAATCTTCAATTGTGAATAGTCCTCCTCGTCCGTTAGCCTCGTAAGTGCGATTCAGGAAAATATCAAGAATACGATCGACTTCTCTCTCATTGTATCGGCTATCGCTCATGGAACCAAGCCCAAGAGAAACAATCATATTCCAAAACCATTGACCAGTTCGGTTACCGACCGTGTCGTCTTCCATAATTCGCTCCTCACATGTTCTGGCGAGGGCTACCATCATTTCCAGAATAGAACACTCTTGAATATCAAGCAAATGCTCTATTGTACGATCCGGATAGTGATTTTCATAACCAAAATCATACCGCAAATCTACGCCATGTCTTGCTCTATATTCATCCATTGGGATGATCCATGTGAATGCTCGAGCATCTAAGTGACGCATGAGTTTCTCATACGATAGATTCCTTGAATACTGCTGATCACCCATCACGAGACCGCACATCCATTGGAAGTAACGCTCGTGCAGTGCATCAGCTCTGGTCATTTACTCGTCAACCTCCAGCTCATGAATATGACGCTCTGGATAGATCGCATCATAAGAACGCTCATCCAGCGTGATCTCGTAGTCGGTCATCGTATTCTCGTTACGTACGTGACAGACGCCTTCCTGGAAATCACCGAAGTGGCCCATGAAGACCTCACCGATGGCCTCAGAGATGTTATCGACCGGATCATCCTCTTCGTCAGCAAGAACCTTGTCGCCTTCGTACCAGGTCAGACTGACTTCCGAGTATCCGTCTTCTCGACCGAATTCCTCGGGAGCGATGAGGTAGATCCCGCCGTAAGCGTTCATTTCCTTATCCTTGTAGGGATCCTGCTCGATATCGCCCCGGTCCTGAGGAGGAGCATTGAGCGGAGTGAAGTATTTGCCGTAGTTGACACGGCGCTTCTCGTAAGCCTCAGTAATCTCCTCTTCGACAGACTTACGCTGCTCCACGACATGCTCCAGAGGAGAGGATTCCTTTTCTGGATTGGAATCGGACTGCTCCTCCTTATCGGCCATAGCATTGATCTTATCGCGATAATACTCGCGCATCTCGTCGATTTCTTCGTCGGCACGAGCTTCTGCCTTACGATAGGCATAGTAATATCCGCCTGCGGCACCAACGATGGCACCGAGAGCAAACCAGATAACGTTTTTCATTGTTTACCTCCTTAACATTTAATTCGGCTGAGGAATATAACAGGACGCAAAGAGTCCGACACTAATTCCTCCAAAAATACAAGCCGCAACGAAACGAGAGTTCTTACCCGTTAAAATTTCGCGGGCTGTATCGACAAACTGCTCCATGGTATGCTTAACTCCTTTCCAGAGTTTCTTCAGTCTTGCCTTCACAAATATCATTCCTTCCTCAAATCGAGAAATAGTGGTCGCCTTCTTTAAAGGCTGGCGTTGCCCAGTTATGGTATCGATTAGTTCGAAATGCGATAACGTCCGAATTCGTCCGATCACATAATTCTTCCATCACCAACCAACGAACCGAGTCCCATTCCGGATAGCAATAGATCGCTCCAGTGGTGACACAGTCAAATTGATTCTTTGCTGTAATGATCGACAAAATATCATCCCCAGCAAAGCGCTCGCTGTCTACTCGATTTAGTATCGTATCGACGACCAAACGCTGACCGTATTCCGATTGGTTTCCTGCCTCGGCATACGTGACTCGTGTCAACATCTCGATCTCGTACTCACTGTAGTTCTCGAGGCCAACGAATCTGGGTGCTTCCAAATATAAATCAGCCGCTGAGAGAGGGGCTTCGGGCATTGCCACTTCTTCGGTCTGCATTGGAACCGGTTCCGGTATTGGCTCCTCATAGGTTACCAACTCATGCATGGTGGTAGCGCTAGAGCTAATCACAAGCCCTAACGCCAATCCAACCAAACCAGATACGAACCATTCACGCAGACTTTTTCTAATGTATCCCATAACGGGGCCTCCTTATGTTAGATTTCTTCGCCGATCAGAGAATCGATAGGACCCTGAACATTGAAGTCGAGAATCACGCTGCGCTCCATACCGTTGACGAACTCAGAAGCGCCGCGACGATTTACATCATAGATACCGAAGTCGATATAATTGTCAGCCTTGGGATTCTTGGCATCATAGTACCAGCCCACATGCTGACCGGCCTTTGTCGGATCAAATCCGAGAGCCTTATAGACTTCATTCAGGAATACGTATCCTCTTGTCTGGAGAATATGATTCCAATAGTTGAGCTGACCATTGATGAAGAAGAGATTCAATTCAGAATCCTTCTCCCAATTGTCATTGAGCTCATCGAAAATGCGAGCATAGACCGAAGGAACACGACCATCGGGAAGAACAGTAACCTCTTTCTTGGTTTTCTTCTTCTTACCGGTTTCGGGATCGACAGTCTCCTCTTCGACCTTCTCCTTCACGAGGCCATAGCGAAGCTCCTTGTCGACCTCGTCACCGTAGCGATCGCGGACATTCTGACGATACTCCTTGAATCCCTTATCGAGAAGCTGATATGCCGCCGCCAGAGATGCATTACGCTTGGAGAGGATTTTATGACCGTAGAGGATCGAAGTGATGCCGAGAGCACCAACGCCAACGGCCGGAGCATAGAGCTTGATGACCTTCCATGCAGTCATACGGACAAGGATCTTCTGATCCGCATCCGCCAGCTCACGGGTATAAGTGCCGCCGTCTTCCAGCTTACCGCCGACGGATTCTTCGATGTTCTGCTTCATAGTCTCATGATATTCCACGACTTCCGTGACCTTAAGGGTTGCCTTGCAGGCCATAACCGTGGACGTAATGCCGAGTGCGATACCGGCGCCGGTGAGAATCTGAGGAGAATTCTTCTGAATGAAGAACTTCGACCGATAGAATATAGACTTTGCTGTGTTTACAATCGTCTTAGTAGAGAGTTTCATTGTGCTTTTACCCTTTCTTAAAATTTCTTAGGATCCGGCATGATAACATACCATCCATCTTTCAGCCAAACAGGGATGAAGAATCGTGCATTACTCCATCCGTGTGAGACTGCGTCCAACGTCGTCCAGTCACCATCGAGTTTCCCGAATATCAGTTGGACATCGTGCACTGTAATACGTCCGTAACGGTCCGCCATACGCTTTAACGTCTCGATGCGAGATTTCACCAAATATAACGTTGACGGATCGCTATAGAATTCCTTTTTCGTTGAGATCATATCGATTACATCTTAGATGCCAAGTACAAAAGACCAACACCAGCAACGCCACTACCGATCAATGAAACACCAACAAGTTGCATCGCCAGCTTCTTATTTTCTGCTTTAAGAAGCATGTTGATCGTTTTCTCAGTCATCTTTTTTACTCCTTCCCAGAGTTTCTTGATTCGATTTCTCAAGAATATCACTCCTTTAATCCAACGGTGCCGGCTTCGGCATACGAATATAATAGCCATCACGGCCACTTGCGATGTCTGCCTGACGTAGATCCGTCCAGCCATAACGATGTGCTGTAAACGGAGGCGTCTGATCGACCACTTCATAGAAGTCCGCAACTGAAACGATCTTGTATCGTCTTAGGATGTTGTCGAGCTCATCCAGGACACCTTCCGCATCTCGACGAGTTCGGAACGAGAACTCATCAAAGTCGTAGGCACTCCTTCTCTGAGGAGGATCATCTCGTCTGGGATCGCGACTGTAGGAACCATAGTCCGTACGATAACTGACATAGGTCCCACCAGGTCTCCGGTCACCTCGACGGGTCGAACCGTAAAATATAATGTTGACCGCATCCGTCAGGGAATTGGCAAAGAAGTCCTTCAGCATCGGAACAGCAACGTCATTCCAAATATGACTTCCAATGCTTCCACGATCATCGGAGAGGATGTTATCTCCAATCTTGCTTAACGGAGAACGTTTCTTTGTCTTTGCCGGAGCAGATAACGAGACCTTATTGATCTCCTTTTTCGGACTCTCCGGCGTCTCATTCCGTGCAGCATTTGAATTGTTCGGGTATTCTGCCATTGTTACACTCCTTCTCTCACCATAGTGAGGTATTTTGGGTTTAGCTTGACTTCCCAAACCGGGCAATGGTTGATGACTGAATACCGATAGCAGAGGTTCGACAGTGCCTTCTCTTTGCTAACAGCCATCGTCACAGAATCCCATGACGACTTTCGGATATCACCAAACAAGTTCCGGACAGGACCCTTATATCGATACTCGTTCATATAACCTCCAAAAATGAAAAGCGAAGAGACCTTGTTAGGTCTCAACGCTCGTCGAATCACAACTTGCTCGGATTACTCCTCAGCAGAGTCGTTGCCCGTGTCCGTCTTGCTCGCCTTCTTGGCCAGCTTCTTAGCCTTAAGAGCTTCGATGCCATCCTTGATCTTGCCACCAAGCGGCTTGAGGGCCTTCTTGTAAAGCCACTGGGCTCCAAGAGTTCCCGCCACGCCGATTGCGACACCGATCAGGGTGCTGCCACCGTTGGACTCATCATAGGTTTCTTCCGCCGGAACCGTTTCGGTCTCGAGCTCCTCGTTCTCCATGACAACATTGTTCTCTTCCATTTTAGAATACCTCCATAAAAATTTTGTTGTGGATTTCTCCATAATACATCTTGTAAATTTCGCGTGCTTTATTTGAGAACTTCCGGCTGCGTTGCATAATCGAACACAACGCAGGGTTCTCCCTTCTCGTTGAGTTTCGAACTGAACATCGGTTCAATGAACGACTTGTTGACATCCCATCCGATATCATTACCGAATGGAATACGGTCCAAATCGATGGCATCATAGACATCATTGAGTGTTATGTACATATCACCCAACATCTGTCGGGAGAGATTGTTACAAATCTCACGCAATGTCTCTCGATCCGATACGAAATATCGTCCGGACCAGCGATCAAAATAGAGACTCTTCCCCGAAGGAACATACGGAATCTCCTGATCGTTTACGTTAACTCGCTCTGAAGTCTTCTGCGAGACTTTCTCACGAATCTCGTTTGCCTTCTTCTCGTCCAGAGACTCGGTAATAGCGGACTGATAGTCCTTCAGAGTCTCCTGCGAAATGGTATAAGCGGCCGCAAGAGCAGCGTTGCGCTTATGCTGCTGGCGATTACCCATCACAATACAAGCGGTACTGAGACCGGTGGACAACGCAACGGGCCAATAGTTCTTCGCATAGATCTTCACACGATCACGCGTACGAATCGGCTCGTTGTACTTGTCTGCATAGTACTCAGCGTCTTCAATTTCCGCTTTGGCTCTCGGTGCGATTTTCATCGTCATACCGATAGTCGTAAGGAATCCTCCGATTCCAATGCCGGTCAGGATTTCCGGACTATGCTTGGTCATGTAGACCTTGATCGAATTACCGATCGCTTTTATAGGGATTTTCTTCATTTCAGCTCCTCCTTGCACTCTTTCACGATCTTATCAATATTGCTCATTTCCAGACAAGATGGAATTTCAGTGCCGTACTGAACATAGATACAGACTCTTGATTCGTGAGAATGGATATCAAGAACGATTCGGGAATCAATGTAGTCCGGGTTTCCGCGAAGTTGCTCGTGTATTTTCGAGCCGACCAGTGTCTTAAGATCGCTATCCTCGCAATAGATTGTAATGCCGTATTCCATAGTATTTCTCCTTTCAAAAGCGAAGAGAGCTTGTTAGCCCTCTTCATTTTGGCGTTCGGCGAGAACCTCGTCGACGGTTTCACGGATCTGCTCCTCCATCTGTCGCTGCTCGATGATCCCAGTAACGATACTGAGAAGCGCCGTACAAGCGAGTCCGATGTTAGCAAGCACATTCCATTTCTTTGTCATCTGGTCTTACCTCCTTTCCATAATAGGTCTTGCAAATTTTGCGTGAATTAGTGGAGAGGAGCCGGATAGAACTGAGTCTCAATTGCGGTGACTTTCACCGTACCGCCTTCTCCATCGTCGATCTCATAGGGTTCCTCGTCCATGAAGTCGATCCAGTAGTCCTCCAAACACATGGACAGAATAGCATCGAACATGCCAACATCCCAACCGCGTTCATCACCACCAGGGACTTTATCGATTCCTAAGAATCCATAGAAATCATTGATGGTCACAACGCCGGTTTGCTGGAAGAGCTTGTTGAGGTTGTACTTTGCTTTTTCGACCACCAGCGGATTTGCTGTGAAATATCGTTCTGAGATAGCGTCCCAATAGAGTTCATCCTCGTTCGGATAGGTCTTATCCCAATGGGAACGAGCAATATTCTCTCGTGCCATTTTATCGAGTTCGGGATTCGTCGACCGGATTTCATCACGATACTCCTGATATGATTTTCGAAGAGCGACATAAGCCGCTGTCATAGCTGCGATCTGCTTCTGGTCTAAACCATGCCCCAACCAAATGCAGGCGATCGTTCCGGTAGCGGATACGGCGGGCTTCCAGAATATCTTTACCGCTTCTTCTGGTGTCGGATCCATTGAGCACATCGTATAGTCATCATGTGCTTTCCAACCGAAATATCCAGTCGCGATGACACCTACTGATGCCGCAAGAGACGAGACGGTTGACCCATTACGCTTTAACCATCGCTGTGCCAGACGAATCTCTTTTTTCCAATTGAATTTCATTGTGCTTTACTCCTTTCAAAAATAAAGAGAAGAGGCCTTACTTGGCCTCATCCTCCTTTTTGGACTTGATAAGAAACACATGCTCATAGCCGGCAAACTTCACAACACGCTTAGCATAGTCTTCATCCACCCGCATGCAATACTGCTCGAGTGCCGCATAAGCAATCGCACCAGTAAGCAAACCGGTCACAAAACCAAGAAACGTTTTCATAAATATTACCTCCATAATTTAATGTGGACTTCTGTCCATAATAGAAGCTGTTTATTCTGCGCGTCAATTACTTCATAACAGTCGAAAGGAAAGAGGCCTTGTTAGGACCTCTTTTTCCTTTTGAACAGTGCGTAGAAAATCGCGATACACACGATTAAATCTCCTGCGATGAGCATAAACACTGTTCCGCCAGTCAAGACGATTAACGCCGTGACCACCGCCAATGCAATGATACCGCAGAGTAAAATTGTGAATAGGATCATTCATATCACCTCCATAAAGTAGATTGTAAATTTCGCGTACTCCAATCTCTTCGAGACAGGACAAAAAGAGAAGCCCTTGTTAGAGCTCCTCCTTTTTGCTTTCTCCACACTCCAATTCAATGCTAATGAACAACATGAATATAGCAGCGAAGAACATACCGACAACTTGATACCAAGTTAACATGCTAATGCTTGTTGCGACAAGAGCCATTAACGAGACTACCATTAGTTCGATAAAGTTAATCATCTGACGATACATCATAATTCTCCTTTTATTGATAAACTGTAGTGTTTTGTCTTCCATAAAAGGATATGTTTTTTTCGCGTGAACTAATCAATCACACTTCATATAACCGTAAATTAAAGAGAAAAGGGCTTGTTAGGCCCTGTTCTCCAGTTTTTCGAGTTTCTCCAAAATAATGTCTTGCTTGTTAGCAACGTCAACGATGATTCGGCAAAGAAGTTTGTTTTCCTCGATCAGATCAGTCGCCAGACCGTACGAAAGCCTCTTCTCCTCGAATTCTGAATCAGACATGTTTTCCACGTCATCCTTCTCCTTCGAGCGATCCATGAGCTTTTTCGTACTGTTTCGGACATCTTCCTCCTTCTCGAATAACATCTTCAAATAATCGTTCGTCATTTTCAATACCTCCATAAAATATAATTTTGGAATTATCTCCATTAAAGGCATTGTAAAATCTGCGTGAAGTTCAAACTGAAAAGAGAAGAGGGCTTGTTAGCCCTCATCCTCAAAGAGATCACTCTCATTATTCTTATGCTTCTTGAACTTGAGTTTTACACTCTCGAACCAGCAGCAAATCGCATCCCAGAAGTACCAGGTCCACAGAATAGCCTCTCCGATCAAAGTAATGATCAGAGTCCATTTTGCCTGTGCGACCATGTCTCCACGGGTATACGGTTGTGCCGCCCATTCACGATATTTCTTCATCATAATTCAATACCTCCATAAAATATAATTTTGGAATTATCTCCATTATAGAAGTTGTAAATTTCGCGTGCTATTTGAAAAGAGAAAAGAGGTTGTTAACCTCTAATCTCTACGGAAGAAGGATGATATCCATATGCTGCTAATAGAATCGCATTATCGTTAGCCGCTTCAAACATTACGATGTCATCAAATGCCAGATTCGTATAGCGGTAAGTAAACAAGTCATATGTGCTAGTACATTCTTTGTAAATGCCGTCTTTGATACTAATACCAAAACCAAGCATATACAATGCTGTGCCAACCATAATAGTTGCCATTGCTACTGCTATAAGGATCCAAGAAATAATCATTCCAATAATATTCTTATTCGTCTTCATAATAAATACCTCCATAAATTGTATATAAGTATATTCCTTTCTTCCATAATAGTGATTGTATTTTTCGCGTGCTAGTTTGGTTGAAAAAGAAGAGCCCTTGTTGGGCCCCTCCTTAGCACCGATATAGAATCTCATTTCGTAAAAATGTCATGAGTTTATCTGCGTCTTGCCTTGAAAGATTTGTGCATCTCCATTCTTCCTGGCCTTCATCTTTTTGGATTAAGGTTCGAAGTTGGACCTTACCACGTCCCAATGACACGACATATAAACTATCATTGATCTTATACGTTTCATTCATTTATATCACCTCCATTAAGGAGACTGTTTATTTCGCGTGCCCAAATCCCTTCAAGACAGGAGAAAAAGAAAAGTGTATGTTGTCTTCGCGATCTCTCACCTCACTCGGGGAAACTCATCAAAAAAGAAAAGAGAGGGGAAACGTCGCGAATGGCGCAACCCCTCTTTTTCTTCATCCTATCTCATTTGGATAAGACCGTTACGGAGCGAATTAGGCCTCGACCTTCTTCGTGCCACCGTACTCCTCGGTCACCAGCTCGGGCAAACCGCACTCGTTGATCAGGATGTCCGCAACCTGCTGCTTAAGCTTGTTGGGGACCTGCTCAAACTCGGTCTTGCCGAGAATGACGCGCTGAGCGAAAAGCATAGCCATCATTTCACGATCTCCTTTCTCTAGAAATAAATATAGGTTTAACGCTAAATTAGCGAGAACCTTACGCATAGACAATTCCAGCCATTTCCGCAATGCAGTCTTCCAGGAAGTCATTCTGATCAGAAGCTGCCTTGAGCTGCTGCTTGAGGAGAGTGTTGTCCGATTCAAGAGTGGTTACTCGATCCTCGATCGTCGGCGGAGGAGCAGGAGGAGAATAAGTATCCCCGATTACGGCTCCCTCATAACTCTCTTTGGCACCGATAGACAAGGCAAATTCTTCATCCGCCACAATGATGTTTTGGATGACATTTTCATCGTTTACAATACAGTAATTCATGATTTGAACCTCCACATAAATCCGACAACGCCTTGTTTACCGGCACCGCCGGAGTTTGGGACATCGGATCGCATCCCGCTAATTTTAGATGCCCATGAAAATCCGCCACCGCCTCCAGCGCCATATTTTGTTGCAGGTTCTCCATAATAATTAGCATCGCTCCCACTATCCATGCAGCCTCCTGCTCCTCCTCCCGGAGAGCCGCCTGAAACTCGTTTATACATATTGTTATCTTCGTTATCGTAGACCGTATCACCATCTTGAAGTCTGGCTTTTCCACCACCGCCAGATCCGCCAACACTTGTTGGGGGATAAAGGAATGGGTCATTTTGATCTACTCCAACAGAGGCGGCACGTTTTTTATCTACGCTATATCTCGCACCTACGTAACCGCCAAGACCGCCAGATACTCCATTACCTGTTTCGGTTCCATTTACCGAGCTTTTTCCGCCATTCTTTGCACCGACAACAACTACTATAGAATCATTATTAGAGACTATTTTTTCCCGATTGATAACTCCACCCGCATCGCCACCATTACCGGCATAAGCAACATATCGTGTCTCAGAATAGGTAGTTCCTGGTGGAGTGACGATCTCTTCCGCATACCGTCCATTTCCTCCATTATATCCGCCACCGATAGCGGACCAATCGTACTCGGAAACGTCGGGAGAGAAGTAGAACGAACCGCTAGTAGTAAGCAGCTTCTGAGTTTCAGACGAGCGTGTTGCCGTCATAACCCCTTGATTCACGATGCCCGATGTCAAAGAAAAAGACTGAGAAATGTTACCTGTTAAATCCAGGAATTTACTCAAATCGGCAGTAACGGCAACCGGATTGGAGGTTGCAAATCCAAATGCTTTACCATTTGCATCTGTGCTCACCGCTCCACCGGTGATGGTCGTGATGCCAGTAATTGCTACATTTGGAATCGGACGACTTCCCGGAGAAAAGAGGGTAATCTGAAGCGCATATTTGCCTTCTGGCATTGCCAGTTTAAGCAAAGCGTCGTCAACATTAGAACCTTCAGTAAGTTGCAGAACCCGAGCAGTCGTTGAATCAATGATGGTGCCCTTTGCTGTTAAACCTTTTTTACATTCATCAATCTGTCTCTGGAGATTGGCGACGACGTTGTCGGAGAGCTGAGCCTTGAGATTCTCAAACCACTCATCGAATTCGCCATTCCACTGGTTAAAGAGGTCGTCGATGGCAGTTGTCGAAATGATGCCAGTGACAAACGGGCAAGCCGAGGTGCCGACGGCGTTCTCAATCGCACTCGCGGCGATCTGGGTCACGCCAGGCGCCACAGTCACCCATGCCAGAGGATGCTGGTGGACTTTCTCGCTATTTGTCAGGGTCGGCTTCACAGGAGAGGATGCCACAGTACCCTGAACAACACGAAGCTTATTGAGACGAACACTGTCAGAGTGATTGGTCTCGAGCACGATCGCATCGATACGGCTGAGCGTTACATCCGAAGCAGCGATGGCCAAGGGATAAGCCGCGTCGTTCACATTCCACGTATGGTCGAACCACGCCTTGCCAGTACCGACCAGCACCTGCATACCCGTGCCAGCAGAGACCGCCATATGGTCGCCAATCGTGGTGAATACACCGTCAGCGATGATGCCATCGAAGATAGCAGACATCTGTTCGGCGTTGTATTTTCGATCACCATTTTCGGAGTTAAAGAATCCGCATGTGAATGCCATTTTGATTCCTCCTATATTAGACTTCGGCGGTGAAGGTAGGAGTCATACTCTCACCAGTGGTATCTTCCGAGAACACAATCTCGGAAACACGGGCCTTACCAGATTGTCCATATTCGTTCTGAACTTGAACAAGATCTCCAATGGTAAAGTCTCGTTTGTAGATAAACTGAATTCGAGCTTCTACCTCACCCTCGAAAGACTGGGTGATGCTCGTTTTTGCCAGTTCCTCTTTCCCCTTCTGCTGCATTTCCGCAATCATGTTGGCAGTTGCCTGCTGTTGACGTTCCGCAATCGCTGCAGCCTTCTCTTCTTCAGTGAGGTCCTCATCGTGCTCGATATCGTAGGTATCGACATCATCGCTTGCACCAGAATCGTCCGTAAACACTTCACGGCGATTCAAGCCGGTGCCATAGTTCTCGCCAGTCACCTCAGTCGTTGTACGAGCAGAACCTTCACCGGGACCGCCGATAAGAGTGGCATTCTTAAGGACCTTCTTCGACTCAATGTAGTTACTGGATAAGAAGTTATCGAAACTTGGAGAAAAGACAACATAGGGGTTCTTTGTTTGGCCATATGCGCGATCTTCACCGGCATACAGCTCAAATATCATTTGTTTTGTCGAGAAATCCGGTAAGATACGGAATCCAATCTTCTTCTCTTCGCAAATCCCATAAATTGCCTCATAGAGGTTATCACCGAAATACTGTGTGTCGACCGTAAGGGTCGTGATCCGCGTATCGGTCGACTCACGGAATACCAGATTCGGGATTTTCCGGTCGTTATTGCTTGGGGAGATCGCATTTTGATTTAAGAGATTCCGGATCGACTTTTGGAGATTACCATAGCACTGACGATAACCCCAGATGATACGACGCTCGAGAATGGACTCCAAAGAACGGCCTGTGACCGTTAGGAAATTACCATTCTCCACATCCACCTTGGTCTCTATGGTCTCAATAACCATCAGTCGATCGGATTTCTCCCGACACCAAAGGTAGTAGTCCTGCTTGAACTCTTTCCCAATGGGCATGTCTGCCAGTACGTAGACCTCGAAGTCGCCATAACCAAGGAATCGATCTGTCCAAATGAACGACTGGAAGGCATCTAAGATAGCGATGACTTCCCAATTCTTATCGAGAATCAATGCATCCATCTTAGATACCTCCATATGCGTTCTTATAGGAGAAGGTAATCAGCAGATTCGCTTCCTTCTCCTGGGTAACAAAGTTAAACATATTCACACCATTCGAGACCTGGAACCAATCAGCATCCATGTCAACGGCAGAAATAATGTTCGTCTCCTTACCCTCGCGCAAAAGTCGAGCGTACTTATTGCCCTTTATGGTCGAGATGATAATATCATCGCCAGCATCAAATACCGCACCGGTAAGAGCTTTAATTTGAGCATCAAATATCTTAAAGTGCTCTCTGGTATCGACATTGTAGAGGGTAATATCACCCGATTTGGTCAGTGCATGGATTGTGATGACAACACCCGTATCCATATCACCGACATAGTTCAGAACGGCTCTCGGATCGTCCACCAATCTACCCATTTCGAGAAGATTCTCCGTAAGAGACTCGTTGGAGAATGGGAATTCGAATAGCGGCTCGACATTGGTATAGACCTTCTCGCTACCGCCAACCTCATAGAAATAAGGATCTGGGCAGATGATGCTGATTTGTGTAGATTCCTCAGAGGAGAATATATTCGGCTCGTTGGACTCCACATAACCGCTAATCTCTGCCAGGCGGTTGTCCGTCTCAATCTCAAGCTTGATTTGCTTTTTGATTGGGAAGAACTTATAGGTCTTCTGTCTCGAGTCTTCAATCGTCGGTGCGAATAGCATACCGAGTGTGATGACGATATTGCGGTTCTCACAACGGGAAGAGGCATAGAGACTACCGTCAATGGTTGCTAGTTCTGATGTGTTAATACTCGCCTTGGGAGGACCGAGCCCCTCGATGTCCTTGATATAAAGACCCGAGGGGTCCGGGTTCGTGAGCTCCAGACGAAGTGTTTCACCTTTCGGATTGGTTACCGTTAAGGCCTTAATCATAAGCCCACTCCTTCCTTATTGGTAGCTATTTTTCACATTCGAGAAGAGATTCTTACCATCGCGATAGATCTCAGCACGGCTCAGCGCCTTCGGACTGGTGTTGTTCTGCGTGTAGTTGTAAGTGTTATTCACGGTATTCGAACCGGTAATACCATTCACAACATCCTTGAATCCGCCAGCTACTTGGCCAGCAAGAATAGCCGTAAATCCCATCGGAGTCGAACCGATTAGCGAATTCATCGCGCTCACACCAGATTTCACCTTACTATCGTCAATGACGGGGGTGATGACCGGAGCAGTCTCAATACCATCCGTAATATCACGGTTAAGAGTCTGGATGCCGATGGAAAGGTTATCAGTATAGCCATTAACCATCCCGCCAGAGACCATATTGATGATATCACCAAGAACACTATTGAGAGCCGCCTGGACATTCCCGCCATTAGCGATGATACCCTCTGAGATTCGCTCAGAGATAACCTCACCGCAAGCAACCCACTGCTCTTCCTTCGACTGCGCCATCGCAAGACCACCATTGATCGCCTGACCAGTAGAATTCGAGACAGCATCTGTCTTCTCAACAATACCCTGTGCAAATGTGGTAGACATCGTCTGACCATATTTGAGGAATGTCGGGGTGAGGCTACCGAGAACATCATCTGCACTATTGGTGTAAGACTGTCTAGCAGCCTCAAGTGCAGCGTCAGCAGCCTTCGTCGCCTCGCTTGCGGTGGTATTCAGAAGATTGTAAGGATCGTAACCAGTATCCTTTGCAGCAACACGGTTGATCTGCTCCAAAGCAAACCCCTGTTCCAAGAGCATGTCTTTGTATTCGACCATCCAGTTAGCATAGGCAACCATACGATCCTTCTCGCTCGTCGTAACCTGCTCTTGGTTGGATTTGACTTCCTGAGCTTTCTCGGCGAGAGTTATTTGGGCATTGAGGACCTTGTTGTAGGCATCCAGAGCATTCTTCGACTCGCTGCCATATGCCTTAACCGTTGCTGTATACTCTTCCTCGGCCTTGCCAAGCTGCTGCGTTAGATTGTTGAGCTCCTTAACCTTAAGGGCTTCATCCACAGCAGTCTTATCAGCATCGGTAGCGGTACCACCGAAGAGCGTTGTCCAGACTTTCTGTTCAAGGCCATAGCTTGTGAGTCGAGTGCTGAGTTTGTTGAGCTCGGACTGGAGCCCCTCGATATAAGACGCACCAGCAGACTTACCGGCCTTACCAGCTTTTGTAGTGATTTCTTCAGAACCTTCATCAATTGCGGTTCCGGTTCGATGGAATGCATCGTAAGTTTCCTTCACGATATCATCGTACCCATCACCGACAATCTCTTTGAGTTCACCCATAGATGCACGATTGGCCGCATTCAGTACAAACAGACGTTTGTTCTCGGCACTCGCGATCGAGACATTGAATTTGTTGTAGACCTCCTGAAGTTCCTCGTAAGTGATCTGACCACTCTTCAGCATCTCATTCGCAAGGTTTCGAGCCGCAACGAGAACAGTCTTCTTACTTCCATCGAGACCATAACGGACACCCATATCGTAATACTTACCGATCAACTCACCCTGTCCGGAAGGAGAGTGAATATCAAGCTCATCACGAACAGTACGATCGATAGCTTTCGCAACATCGCGAGCAGCACCGGTAAGAGAATTGACGGTGGGTACATCCATAAGACCCTTACGGATACCCTTTAGGTAGTTCATGCCGATGTCTTTGTACTCAGCTGTACGATTTGAGAACTGAGTGAAGATGTTGTTGGCGATGTTGGTCGCCACGGCATAAATACCAGACTCAATATCTCTCATTCTCTGCTGAACTGTCGTTAAAACATCGGCATTTTGAATGGACTTGACAAGATTGGCAAGTGCTTCATTCGCGGCATTCATCGCATCGGTGTTGACTTCAGCAACGACACCAGAATATTGGACCAGTGCCTCGCCCATGTCCTTAAGCTGCTTGGCGAAATTGCTAAGCGAGCCCTTACTACGACCGGCACCCGTATTCGGGACTTGGTTGACTGCCACGGCAAGATTTGCAATGATGTTACTCGTCCTCATGGCAATTTCACTGCTATTAACTGGAGCACCAGCCATAATAGTCAGGAAATCGATCATGTTCGGAGCCGCCAAAGCAAGCTCTGCTGCAAACAAAGAGATTAGATTCTCACCAGTGAAGAACGCTTTAAACGCAGAATATTTCGGCGTGACGGCGACGGCAGTTGCCATTGTTGTGACAATGTCAGATACCATGTCGACTAGCGTCTTACTATCCGCGGGGAGACCCTCACTCTTAGTCAAGAAGCCTTTAATATGCGGTGCGGCCAAATCCAGTTCAGCAGCGAACGAAGCAATGAAGGAATTGCCAAATACAGCACCCTTGAGGCCGCCAAATGTCGGAATCTTGGATGCCGCCTCTGCCATACCGCCAATCGCATAGATTGCATTCTCAATGGACGACTGGTCGATCACTCCAACCTCAGTGTAGAACGTCTTGAGATATGGAGCAGAATTGGCCAACTGCTTCGAGAAGTCAAGCAAGTCGCTTCTGCCGATGATGGATGAAAGACCATCCAAGAATTTCGTTCCAGTAAATATCAACATGGCTTCACCAAGAGATACCATGTTACTGAATATGCTATCCTTCAGACCATTAATGCCCTGGAAGAAGACTGATGCATTCGACCAAAATTCCTTAAGGTCTTTACCGAATTTGGTCAGGAACGAATCTCTCTCACCGACTACATCGGAAATACCTTTCTTAATACCTCCGATAAAGGATCCAAGAGCAGTACCGATGTATTCCATGAATTTGATGTTGCCATCCATGATCTTCTTGACGACTTCATTCTCGCCAAAGAAGGCCTGGAATGCACCAAATAGAGCACTCAATGCCGTAACAACCGCTACAACCATACCAATGCCCTTAAGCGCGCCAAGACCCATCTCGCCAAGGGGGGCGGCGACTCGCATTGCTACACTCATGGCCATTATGATGGTGCCGAGAGCCAAAGCAGTAGTCAGCATTTTATCCGTATTGCCGAGATTCTCGAGGACTGCCAATGCCCCACCAAGAATCAGAGTAGCAGCAGCCGCAAATCCGGCTCCGATGATAGCATTCTTACCCCATGCCTTAGCGATACTCAACATCTTAAGAACAGCAACAAGAGCCGTTGCAGATGCGAGAATATCAAGGATGACCTCTTCACGACTTGCATCGCCAAACCAGACAGCGAACAAACTCTTCAGTGCATCTCGGATTTGGGGAGCATAAGTGCTTAGTCCATTGATGAGAACGACGATCAGATCACCAAGACTTGCAATCAGCGAGGGTGCATACTCGCGAAGTTGTTTCATAGCCTCGTCGAACATAACGATAAGACCCTCGACAACAGCCGGAGCACCTCTCTTGAGAACATGCCCGATGGTGATGAGAATATCAGTCAAGCCTTCCTCGATAACGGGAAGCATAACCTTGACTGCTTGGAAGAATGCCGCGATAGCAGCCACAATAGCCGCTACACCAGCAGCACCGATCGCAGACAAGGTGCCTAAAAGAACGGACAAAGCGGCAACGGCAGCACCTACGCCAAGCGCGGCAAGACCAAATGCCAACATAGATTTCTCTAGACCAGCGAACGTCTTGGCTAGAATGCCTAATCCAAATGCCGAACCAAGCATAATGGTGATAGCTCCAGCGAGAGTTAAAAGACCCGCTCCAATGGCCGGGAGCTTGAGGGTAGAGAAAGCCTTGATCGGAATAACCAGCATATTGAGTGCGAGTGCAAACGCCAGTATTCCGCTTGCCGTTCCAGCAACATGGTTATTGCCCATGATCGACAAACTGGCGGTTATTCCACCCATCAGAAGTCCGATGGATATCAATCCCTGCTGAATCTGTTTGATCGGCAATGCACCAAGAATACGAAGCGGGACAACGAGAAGAGAAATTGAGATGGATAGAGCAAGAAGACTCTTAGCCAAGCCAGCAAGGGATCCTTGGGTTATTGCCAACATTCCCTTTCCGGAAATACCAGCAAACCCTTTCATTGCAATGGATAGTCCACTAATCGAAGCGACAACACCAACGAGAAGTTTCGCGGTGGTGATCAGACCTTGCTGGAGGGAATTGGCATCCATCTGTCCAAGAAGCTTAATCGGCAATATCAATGCAGACATCGCCAGGCCAAATGCAATGAGACTGGATGCAACACTCGTAAGCTGACCAGGAACAGCCTTCATGACAGCAATGGAACCGGTTATTGCACCGATCCCAACCATTAACGAGGCGATACCCATAGCAAACTCAGTCCAGCCAATCCCCTTGAATGCTTCAAAGGCACTTGCAAGGATTCGAACTGCTGTAGCTAAGGAGAGGAAGACAAGAGCAAGTTTCATAACCTGCTTCTCGCCAACCTTAGTGGAAAGTGCAACGCCAACCTTTTCCAAAGCTACTAGTATGGCGATAATTGCAAGAGTCGCTTTGGCAAACACCCATGTATCCTTTGCTGATTCCGTTAACTTAGCCAAAGCACCAGCCAGAATCGAAATAGCAACGGACATACCGATCAGAGCACCCGACAATGTAAGAAGCTCTGCCTTACCAGCAGTCATTTTCTTACCGCTCATAATGCCGAGAATAACGGTCAGTTCACCAAAGAGCAATGCAACAGCAGCAAGAGACTTGCCCATGTTTTCGGGTTTAACACGGGAAATCAAGAACAAAGAAGCCGCCAAGATACCAATCGAGATAGCAATTGACTTAAGAACTTCAGCATTTACTTTGTTCTGGAAAGCCTTTAGTGTATCACCGGCTGTATTGAGAACATTGGTGATTGCCTTAGCAACGCCAGCCCAATTGGTTTTCATTGCGGCGAATGCCTTAGCAATCTTCTTTATCTGCTCATAGAGACCGAAAAGAAGCGTTGTACCAATCGTGTCGGTTAAGGTGACGCCTTCGAAAATCGATTTGATGCGATCTCCGATAGGTTTCAATGTAGATGCGATGGATTTTGCGAACGACCCAATAGTCGAAGCGGCACTGGATGCCCAGCCCTTCAGCTGAGACACCCACTGGGATGCCTTACCGAATGCATTCTTTCCGGATTCACCAATGGTGTCAAATACCTTAGCGATCTGCTCACCAATCGGAGGAATCTCGGTAAGAGACGTTGTGACATTATTAATGTCAAGGACGTTGATTCCTGTAAAAGCAGAAATACTCGTAGAAAGCATTCCTCCAAGGAACATGAACGCCCCACCAACGGCTTCTATTGCGTTCTTCAATGTCGCAAATATACCTTCGATCACCCGTGATTCATCAACCATCTTAACAAGATTCGTTAACAAACCACCAATGGTCGCAGAGAAGGAAAGAAGATAACTTGTAAGCGGAGCAGCCTGCGTTATAATCTTTCCAACTAATCCGAGAACGAGTTTAATCGGGGTGATCAGCAACTTCACAATCGATGCAAGACCAGATGCCACTTCTTTCACTTTTGCCAGCGTATCTTCGCTCGCAACAAGTTTCTCGCTAAAGTCTCGGAATCGGAATGTAAGGTCTGCTAATTGCTGACCCGTCTTAGCAGGGAATATCTCGCTAAAGCCCTCTCGAACAGCTTCGATGACGCTCAAGAGAGACTTGAAAATATTCGTTAAGCCTTCCCACAAAGCAGTCTGACCGCCAAGTTCAACCCACTCTTTCAGGATACTATTTCGTTCCTGTGCCGGAGCAGCAAAGACATCCCACAAATCATTTGCCAAATTTGTCCAGATTTCTTTCGCCTTATCGTAACCACCGAAAATATAATCGAACGTGGTCATCCAGCCAGAACTGACGGCATCCTTAACGGAGTTGATAGCCTCTCCGAACGTCTTAGCTTCCTGAGCTGCTAATGCCGCACGATAGTAAACCTGCTCGAAGGCTCCATCCAGCATGGCATAGGCTTCACTGTAAGTATCAGCCATACCATTTTGAACGAGCTTATAGGCCGCTTCTGTCACTTGAGCAAAGCGACCGAATGCCTGCTCCATAACCTCTCGAGAAGCCCACTTATCGGCAAGCGTAGTCGAAAAGTTACCAATATCAACGAGAGTACCCTTTGCAGTTCTCCCGTTTTTGTCCAAAGTACCGAGGGCTTTACCAACGTCGATAAATGTCTCTTTCAGCTGCTGAGACGCAACGCCGGAAAGTTCGACACTTCGCCAGTCCATAAGAGTCAAGAATCCTTGACCATAAGACTGGTTTAGGTTGTAGATTGAGCGAGAGAACTCTGCGGCACCTTTGCCCGCGAAAGAGGTTGCATTCGCAATACCCTCAATCATCGGAATCAGATGATCGATGTCACCACCACTGGTGACCATTTGACCAAGGGATTGTGCCATAGTCGTGAAGTCATACGATGTCTCATCCGAGAACATCATAAGCTTCTCTAAATATCCATTGATCTCATCAACAGACTTGCCAGTCGCATTGACGAGCGTCTGAACATTTGACGTCTTTTGCTCGTACTTGTTCCAGCCTGCGGTGACCTGATCAATCGAAAGTGACTTAACCAAAGAAACACCGGTGTCGATTGCTGCATTTGTGATTCGCTGAAGAGCGGTAAATGCGACAACGCCCATAGCAGAAAATTTATCTGCTACTTTGTCGACCTGCTGTGCGAGCCCCTTCATACCAGCCAGATCGGCTGCATCGTCAAGCTTTGCTAAGCTCTTAGCCTGTTGATCGACGTCAAGGGATCGCTTAAATCGCTCCAGAGACTCGGTCGACTGGGCAATGTTATTCTCAAAATTCGAATTTCGAAATTGAGCTTCGACAATTCTATAGTCAATACTAGTTGCCATCGTCAACTCACTTCCTTCCAGAGCTTAGTAGCCATAGACTCGAATAGGGGTCTTAATGCCGGGTTGATGTAATCAACGCCTTGCACGTAGGAACCATTTCGAGTCGCATGACCATATTGTATAAGAATAGCAATAGGAACTCCCTCATTCACGTTATTGTTGACCCAATAAAGCGAAATGCCCTGGGAGTTTACCTCGATTTCGTAATCCCATCCGGTAGCAGTTTTACCCGTATCCACTGGTGTAGCATCACGAAGAAGTTCAACCCCCTGCTTGCCATATTCGTTCAGCAGTTGGTAGAGACGCCTTTTCCGGTTTTTATAAAGAAATCCTTCAAAGTTCTTCAAACTGCCGGATTGTTTCATAACGACAAGGGCCATTGCTGTTATCTCCTAGCCAATTTGGCTTCTGCACGTCGGCGAGCGTTGATGGAACGATACTCGTCAGCAGTCTCTCGACGAGACATCTTTTCGGGTTTTCCATTCTTTGCATTACAGACGTCAATGAGTGTCAGAAGCCGGTTCAAATGCCATTTCTCATATTGCGAGGGAATATTAAGCGTTACCATCCAATAATAGATGAGCTCTGATGTGATAACATCACGAGAAGTCGATTTCTTACGATGTCTCACGGTAGTGGCGGTCATCGAGTCGTCAATGTACGCCATAACGGTCTTAATATTCTCATTTGTCAAGAATTCGTACGCTTCTTTTGGAACATTCTGGGTGATCGTCATGCAGCGAATGTAATCGATCGTCTGCTCACGAGTCATCGGTTCCCTACGAAGAAAAGGGATGTGCCATTTGGCTTCCCATTTCGAAATAGAGACTAGAGAATGTTCAAGTTGGAGCGTTACTTCTTTAGTAAAGCTAAACTCTTGCGTGTCATCATTGAACACTTCTTGTTCAGGTATCGTCAGCCGAAGCATTCCCTAGCCTCCATTTCAACCATTTTGAATTTACTCCGCCGGCTTGGGAGCGTCAGGAATCTTCGGAATGATGTTGTTGATGAACTCAGCCGTCTTGTCGGGGTTCATCGCGAGCTCCATGAAAAGCTCGGAATATGCATCGGTCTGAGAGAACTTCTCGCGCATGTCCTCGTTCTTAACGAAGCGACGACCGTCGAGAGAACGCTCACCGTAGGAACGAAGGATGATGTCCTTGATGACCGAAACAATGGCCTTACCATCGCGCTCCTTCGTAATTCTCTGAATCATGGCCTGCATCCCGCCGGGATACTCGGCTTCCATCTCCACGAGCTCAGCCTTGGACAGATTGAACTCGAAATTCTCCGTAACCTGATTACCGTCGTAATCCGTAAAAGTGATAGGTCTCCTGTACATTGTGCTTTCTCCTTTTCAAAAAATAAAAATGATAGGAGGAGCCCCCGCGAAGAGGCCCCTCCATAAAGATAGATTTAGCCGCCTGCCTTGAGAAGGTTGATAACCTCATCAGGCATCAGCAGCTTCGGGGCCACGCCGTCGTCGCCGCCCGTCGTAGTGGGATCCTTACCGAACAGGACATCCTCGAGAGCAGTGAGCTTCTGCTGATCGATCTTGGTGGAATCAATCACGATAGACGCAGTGGGCTTATAGCCAGTCACATTCACCGGGGTGGTGGTGACCGTCCAGCTCAGATTGGTAGCCTCAGGGCTATCGTTGACCGTCTGGTGGTTGCGCTCGGAGGGAGATGCCTGGCAGCCGTAGCAGATGTGCAGCTTATAACCGTGATCCTGGCCGTCGGTATCATTGCCGATCAGGGAACGATACACGAAGCCGAACATCTTGCGCTTCTGCTGGCCGATCGTCATGCCAGCGACCGGGCTCGCCAGACCATCGCACTGGTCGAATTCCTCGGGAGAATAGTAGGCCTCGATGGTGTAGCCGTACTCTTCCGCAGAGATCATGTTGAGATACTTGATGTTGTCCGCATACAAAGCGGTGGACTCAGCACCGGAAGGAGATTCGTTGACAGCAGTCAGACCGTTCCAAGCGATGCCCTCGCCATAGGTATTGTTGTCACCCATAACGTACAGAACGCCATGGTCCACGCCGGTTTCATACAGGCGCTCACCAACAGCATCCCAGATAAGACGCTTATTAGCCATAGGATGTGATCCTCCTTAGAAATATATGGTAAACAAGTCGTGATTGAGACGATCCTGCGTGTAATGTCGAACGAATCGAGTCCTGGGGATCTTCGATACTTTATCGACGACAATACTATCGGGATTCGGATCGATCACAGTAACAGCATAGACATACTCCTGCTTATAAATACTATTATCTGCATGGCCATTACTGATCTCATCACGGTTATAGACAATAGCAGGATACGTCATTTGCTTGTTCTCAGGCCTCTGGTAATAAACCTGATCGGACCCAAGAAGCTTTCGAAGGAGTTCATGAAATTTCCGCCTATTGGTTTCCATTCGAGTCATTGTATACTCCTCCTAACACAAGGGTGAGGCGGGGGTAGGCCTCTTTGACCATACGCACCCGCCACTTTGTTCCCATGTATGTTGCATAACGGATCGAGTGGAAGTTCTTTTTGGCATAGGGATCGGCAACGATGCTTAAATCGTTCGCAATCACCAGATCATCATTCAGACCTTCCTGAGCTTGAAGCTTCGCGGTGTTCGACACCCAATCGCCGAAGTGCTGACGTTCAACGATCTTCTCGATCCATACGCCCGGGCTCTCTTCGACCAGTGTTGCATAGCCGATTTTCCCACAAAACTTCGCCATTTTGAATTAGCCGCCGGCCTTGACCGCGTAGGACTCGATGGTGATGGCGCTGTAGGGCTTGGTGAGAGCACCGGAGCAACGGGTCTCAATCAGGTACTTCTGCTGGTTGTAGTCGATGTCGAAATTGTCGAACATCGACACAGCACCACCCTTGTCGGCACCGACGGTGTAGTCGGTCAGGTTAACGATGATGCCCATCAGGCTGTGGATGTAAGCCTTGGAATCGGCCTCGTGGGTCACCTCACGGGTCAGACCCTCCATGACGGGAACGGTGACGATCTTGCTCACGCGCAGAGCGGTACGGAGCTCTTCCTCGGTCTTGTACAGACGATGGCCGATGCCGTCCTCGAGAAGAAGCATGTTGGTAAGCATCTCTTCGGTGGTGTAGAGAGCGGGATTGCCGCTGCCCTTGTAGTCCTTGCGGGACTTGATGCACTGACGGATGAACTCCTTGGCCAGCTTGTCGTCATCATTGTAGGTAACGGAGTCGATACCGACCTTGATGGTGTACAGGTCCGCATCGGTCCAGATCGGACGAATGTTGTCTTCCTTGATCTTGTCGTCGGAAGCGGTGGAACGGCCATCGGACACCAGGATCGCACGGGCAATTTCCTCGTTGAGCATCATGCGCATCTCGCTCTTGAGCCAGGCGACGACGTCGAAGTCAACGATATCGATGATGTCATCGCGATCGAGCTTCTGCTTCTTGTAGATGGTCTGAGGCGTGGTGGAACGCTTGAGCAGGGTGAAGACTTCTTCCTTCTTCAGCTTGCCCTTCAGGTAACCCTTGGCGCGGGCCTCCTCGGCAGTGATGTCGGCGAAGACAGACTTGATGCGGGAGAACGGAACATGGTGGACACCGGACATAACGCCGGAGACCCAGGACATGTCGCGCTGGATGAACTGAGGCTGACGGGTGACATTGCGATCATCGGGGAACAGATACTCGATGTTGGTGATTCCGTACTCGTCGGCATGCATCAGGGCGTCAGACAGACCCTCCATATCGTCCATGTGAGCCAGAACGGCTTCCTTCAGGGAGCTGCAGGCTTTGGCTTCCTTCGCAAGAAGGGCAAAGTTCTCACGAGTGAGCTGAGCGGTCGTGTTCGCACCGCTCTCAAAGGCATTGTGAGCCATAGTGGGATCCTCCTTATTTTCTTCTCTGGCAGTTGCAACCAGATAATACATAACGTTTTTCTGCTTCTCATTCATAGAGTCAATGACATCCTGAATGGTCTCTTCGGAACCGTCAGCGTGCTGAAGTTCCGGATTCGTAGTGGGGTTGTTTTCCACGGGATTTTCCTCCCCATTTTGATTTGCAGGAGTCGGATCGGGTTCGGGATCGGATTCCGGCTCGCTTTCATTGGTTGGATTTCCTTCCGGATTCTCTTCAGCCGGCGTATTTTCCGGCTCCGGTTCCGGTTCCGGTTCCTGTTCCTCAAAGTCATCATCGCCATGACAAATGATCGGCTCCTGGGGATAGATGCGAGCTTCGTATTCGGCATCTTCACCATGTGCCAGATCCATATCCTCGATAAATGCCTGGGGATTTGCACCCGCCAGAACAAGACTGACTTCGCGGATCACACCATGCATGACATCATGGCCCTTCTGCTTCAGCTGATTGGCGAGAATCGACAGAGAGGTGACGTCGCCATGAGCTACAAGCTCTTTGCACATGTTGCCAAATTTGGTGTTATTGAACAGACCATAGCAATACACGCCATCAGGCTTATTGACCAAGGTAGCCTTGCCGATAATAGCACTCGGGGTATCGTGACGATGGTTCCAGACGAGCGGAACAACAGCACCGTTCTGATGTGCGAATGCATTCTCACGAATTACTCGACCATCCGTGCACAGAAGATTGTTCTTGGACGCCCAGCCCTGAAAATCAGAATTACCAGGACCCGGACGAACGTGATCAATATCGGGCATTATGTTTATCCTCCTTCTTTAGAATTTTTGACCGATACGGTTTGGTCCGCTTTGGTTGGGACCATAGGGGTTTGCTGATCCACTTTAGACTGTGACAAGTTCTTATTACGGAGCTCATCAGCCTTCGGATCCTTAGACGGCTTCATACCGATAACCTGACGGATCTCATTGGAGGTAAGAATCTCATTACGAGTAAACTTATCTGCAATTTCAGCAATCTGGCTAACCGGTACGAGTTTAAAGGGATCTCTAAAGAAGGAGATCGATTCCATCTTCTCTCGCTGAGATGTCGTAAGGAATTTACGATAGAGCTCATCGGTAAGAGCAGAAGCACATGGCTCCACAGATCGGTTGTTGTAGTTCAGCATCGTCGATTCGTCTGCGGTTCCATCCAATACACTCTGAGTGATACCCAACTGGGCGTATACCATACTCGTAAGGTATTCAATCTGAGTCATGAGGTTGTTTTCCACAGCACGATTCAACTGCGTGATCTTCTCTGTACCGTCTGTGTAGGCAATGCCGTACTTTGAACCCATAAGCTGTTCCTCGATCTGTTTTCGCCGAGATTCAGCCTGGGTCTTACGGGCTTCTGTCTTAATGACGTAGGGGAGCTGTATAATCAGATCGAGTTTACCGCTAGCAGACTGTTCGTCAATGGCATCAAGCAAGTTAAGCTTATGCACAAGACGCTTCATCATACTATTGGGCTCGTTGATTATCGCATAGAAGGGATTTTGAACGATGCCGACATTGGCTTTATCGAATGTGATGTTCTCGAATTGACCAGTACGATCGTTATAGCAACGAACCAATACCTGTCTCGGACGCCATTCAATGATTTCACCAATGCGCATCGTATAGTAGCGTGTGACAATGTCACCCTCTTGATCCGGTTCTTGGTCTGTATCAATTGGACAAATGGCAATCGTACCCCAGTCGAACATGCTTAGGATTGCATCCTGCACAAATGCTCGGGAGGTCTGATCGATATTTGCTTCGACTTCAAGACAATGATTCAGATCATCGTCAATCTTCTTAACAAATCGGCCATTTTCATCCAATTGAACATGAAGGTAATCCAGTGCAGCAACGTCCATCGCAATACGATTGTAAATCGCAGTTACGATCGTTTTTTCGTTACCGCGGGACAGAATCACCCGATCCGGACGAGATGAACTGATCATCTGACCTGCTGGAACATAACGATCCCAGTCAGAATCGGAGAATGCATTCCACGCACGCTTCACTTTGCTGAAGAGCGTTTCTGCCATACGGTCACCTCCTTAATCGAAAGCTTCGATGTTAAGTTTATAGGCAACAAAGGCGTCCATCATTGCAGAAACAGCATCGATCTTTTGATCGTAGCGCTTCTTATGAAGCTTTCGATTGCCATTGGTATCCTCGATTACGATGCAGTTACCCATCGTAAAGGACATAAGTTCCTCATCAAAGAGAAGCATCCTCTCTTCCGAGAGTTTCTTCAACTCGCCAAGAGGAACAGATTCGGTTTTTGCACCTTGTATAACTTTCTCGATACCAAACGGACCATTTTCAGAAATCCATTTCTCAATAAATTCTTTAGCATTGTACGGGTCAAATCCGACACATCGGATGTCGTATTGTGCCTCAGAGATAAATCGATCGAGATCGTCATACACGACCATCATGTTCAGAGTTACACCCTCGAGAACAATCAGACTACCTTCTCGAATAAAGTCGCAGTACTTCTGATACATCGCCGGAGGCAATTTATTAAGTGTGGTCGACGAAATATAATTTCGAGTCTTCACACCGAACGTCCCATTCGGTAAAGGAAATAGGAACGTAAATGCACAGAAGTCATCGCCCTGAGAAAGGTCCATGCCAAGCGAACAAGGCATTTTCCAAAACTCGCGATGCTTATGAGGAATGGTCTCTTCGTAGGGGAAGAAGTACGTATAACCCTCCATCGGAATGCCGAAACGCTTTGCAAGAATATCATTGCGTGCAGCGGGAGCCTTTTCTGCTCTCTCCACATCCAATTGATACACTTCATAGGTAACGGTCTTTCCAAGGTTTGGGTTCGCCTTCATCCACATAGAAGGATCTGCGACTTCATCAATGCTATCGAGCTTATACCACCAAATGGAGACATGTGGGTTGCGATACTCTCCTCTTAGGATGCTTTCCAGCTCTATTTTGATTGTATCGCCGCTGCCATTTCGAACTGTTCCTTCCGAGCTTGTGGCTAAGATGAGGTAATCGTCGATCTTAGATGCACCCTGCTCTATGGCGCCAATAACATCCTCTCGAATGTCACCAGAAAGCCATTCATCAATACTCGCATACTTGCATCGTAAGCCCTGAAGCTTAGCAATACTCATAGGACGAATCTCGAGCAAAGAACCAGTCAGGAAATTCTCAATACCCTTCTTGGTAGAGGTCAATTTCACGCGATTGGCTTTCGATCCGGTTGTGTTCTGGAGCGAGCCATCAGTGAGAAATTGGAATAGCGGACCTCTCGAACGAGTAATGGCGGTTCGAATTGGAGATAGGACTTCATCTGCCTGCTTCATGGTCAGAGCAGTCGTAATTTGGTGGGTAGTCGTCGTGTCGATGCAAAGTCCATAACTCTGCATACATGCATCGTATAGTGATTTCGCAGCACCTCGACCAACGATCAAGTACTGCTTATTGCGAAGCCTTTTCTTAATTCGCTTTCGAACAAAACGAACGCCACGACCATCGGGACTAGGAACTGGTATACTCTTTTCCGTAAAGTAAAACCAGCCAAAGACATCCTCAGCCCAAAGTTTAAATGTGTCAAGAAGGTCTAAGTCTCCGCCATCGGTCAAGGTTAGCTCATTTTCGCAGAAAGCAAGAAAGCCCTCCACGGCTTCGTCATCATAGTAACATCCCGGATCATCGATAAGATCATCGATGAGGTTCATCTGCAAAGAAACTTCTCGATTTACCGGTATTTCTCCTCTGACTACGGCATCACGGAACATACCGTAATACCGTGGTACTGCGGTGTTCGATAATGCCATTTAGGTCACCTACTTATTCTTGGCCTCTTTTTCCTTATCGGTTACCTTTGCATTGACAACGTTATCACCAAGCACCTTGTTAACACCTTTTGCCATTGTGTACTTAGCGATTTGGGTAAGGGTATCCTGGGCAGCATTTTCCAGTGCTTTCCCAACTATTTCCTTACCCTTGGTAACCGCAGATTTCTTCTGAGGCGTCGCCATAAGCTGATAGTACTGCTGTTCCAAACGCTTTCGATTCAGAAATGCATTCAGTTCAGCGTCACTCATCTCACTTACAGACTTCTGTTTCGGTTTCTCTTCAGCTGGCTTGGCTGTAACCTTTGAAGTCGTTTTCTTACGAGTAAAAATCGAATGATGTTTGCCTGTAGAATAACGATTTCGGCCAGCTGTGGTAAGACTACCGTCGGAATTCTGATATCGACGGATGCCCCATCTCATGCCGCGAATTCCATAATGGCAAAGTTCATCACTATAAACAACCATTTTGAATTCTCTCCTTCCTTAAGGATCAACGGCGACATTAATTCGCCATTCGCATTCTTTCATCTGGTCCTTCAGAAGCTGAACAAGAAACGCATTTGTCGGTGGATCGAAGTTGAGTTTCACATAAATATAAATGTATGTCTTGATGTCCGCTAACTTAACTCGGTCAGAAATACATTCATCCCACGTGTTACTCGAATCGCACACGGTAAAGCTATCAAAACTCGTTACGCCTAATTGGGACAAGAAAGAGCCTGCTGTGTTAATCTCCGTAAGAATAGCCTCGTCGAAACAAGTATCATCCTCAGAGACTCCAATCTTTTTCTTGATCGTATTGAGGATGCTATCGATCATATGGATCCTCCTTACGTACGCTTAATGAAGATCTGCATACAATAACCGTGACCCGAAGGAGTGATAACTTCATACCACTCGGGATTCGGTTCGGAAATGATCTCAACAGTCGTATCCTTCTGGATTACATAAAGGACTCGATCGTTGACACTCGGACCCTTACGAATGTTGAGGAGGTCGGTACCGACCACGACACCCTGGCCAGCCTTAACTTCTTCAGTCTGGACTTCCGGTGCTTTTACCTTCTTAGCCATATTTCCTCCTAATGCTTCCAAGGGCAAGTATCAAATAGCGAACGCGGAGTATAGTCCCGAGGGAGCAGCTTCGCATCGCCATAATGAATTGCCCGGTGTGTATTTTCAGAACAGCATATGAGATACTCTGGATTGAGTAAGAACTCGCTCGATTGAGCAATGTCATCTACTAGCAAAGGGACCATATGATGAACGATGATTCGTCCGTATATGGGGAACTTTTCAATTCCCAGATCACAGCACTCACGTCCTATCGTATCACGTAGGATGACTTCTCGTCGTACTCGTTTCCATTCTTCAGAATTGTAAAATATCTGATTAATCCATCGATCATAGCCGAAGGTATCTTCTCCAACATTTCCACCAATTCGAAGATACTCATATCGTTCAACCAAGGTAGGCAAAGTAATTAGTTCGGAATAACATTTAATATTCCGGCTCATCATCTTCGCTCCCCTGTCCACTATAGGTTTTAAATGCTTTGATTGCACTTTTGAAGAGCTCCTCCTGACTCTTCATCGATGTAATCGCCTCTGCCTTCGCATCCATCAACTTTTTCTGAGTCTCCAGGAGTTCAAGCTCCTTCTGCTCCTTAGTAGAAGCCAACTTCAGATAATGAGTGATGACTTGTGAAGACGCAGTGCCCTCTCTTAACTGTTTCTCAGCAAGATCCATGGCAAGAGCAATCATATGCTTCTCTTGAGCTTCTTCCGTCAATGGCGGTTTACGACTGATAGCCATGTCTCACGGTCTCCTTTCTGCCATTTTGAATTTTACAGGAACTTGATAGCGTAAAGCTGCTTCAGAGATGTGTTGATTTTGTTATTTTGGGCATTGATTGCCGCAACGTGGCCACCATCAAGCATGATAGCAAAGTCAAACATCATCTTAGATTTGCAAAGAGTATTGATCTGGCTTGCCGTCATATTGGGACAGTACAAGCCATACATCATACCATTACGATATCCGAGAACTGTATGATTCGTCTTGCGCAGAACATCGCTAAAGACTCCAGTGAAGCCTTCGGCTTTGGGATTATAGAAATCCATCAGCCCCATTCCACCGACCGCCCAGACAACGTCATAAAGCGGCAGATCGTCACTCACCGTTTTGACACGTTTAATCTTTACCTCGCCAGTACTACGAAGCTTATAGATAACGCTTTCCGGCTTATCGAGGGAAACATAATGGCAGGCAGACCAGCAAACGACTTCTCCATTTCGGATAAGAACGCTACAGGGAGCAACACCACCATTAAAACTACCACTAATGCAATCAAGCGGAAGCGCACTGTTGGGGTTAAACGGATCGATGTCTTTTGCAATAATTGCGGGGCAACCATACAGCTTTACATTCAGCGGGAAGCATTTTGCGTTAAGCTTAATGGCAATATCAGACATAGTCTGGTTGCCAATTACACCATTCGCAAGCGCGCCAGTAGCGGTTTGGATTGCTTTGATCATCCGCTTTTCATCGGATGTAGCACCAGTTATTTCCTTCATAGAAACATCAACCTCATATTTCGGCATATTAGGCGGATATTTTCCAGCCTTGATCATACTACTGCTATACTTTTTGTGGTCGTCCCACTGAAAATGGGTTCGATCAACAAAACTTTTCCAGTCTCCGCCCCAACTAAAGCCAATCTTTTTTCCGATGGCCGATGCTTTCTTGAAGAACTCGGCGTCATCGTATTCATGACCTTTTACATTCTTGCAGATGTCGAATGCTAATCCAGCTTCTACAGAATGAAACGTTGGAACGGTCGCTGTCTTGGCGGCCCAACCTTGAGAAACACAGTATTCTTGATATGCCTTATCGCGAACTGTTTCGGTAATAAGAACATTCAGACCGGCTTCCTTACAAAGATCTAAAAATATCTTAGCGTTTACTCGAACGTCTTCGCGCAGGTACTTCACATCCCGAGAATGAAACATCGTTATGCTTTCTTTTGGTTGGTTTTTGTTTTTTTCACGTTGGACGTCGAAATCCCAATCAAGCTGCCAAGGAACAGTTGAATCGCACTCAACGTTACGGTAATCTGTTCTACATGACCCCAGCCCCAAACCGGAGCAAGAGATGCGTATAGAGCAGAGCAAGCCGGAAGTACGATCATGACAACCCATTTGAGAATGTCATATACTTTGTCACTCATCTCGAACTTCATGTCGTTTCCTCCTCACTTACGTTTTTGATTTTGATTGACAATATGGTGTGCAGAAGTATTTAAATAGTCCTCCATCTCCTTGATAGAGGACTGTTTCGCCTTCTCGTCATCTTTCAATGACGCCAGAATACCTCTGCATATGATTGCCATCTCTTTCCGAGTCGCAGCCATATCTTCATCGTGATGTCGTCGCAAATCGGAAATGTCACGAGAATGAGCTTCTTCTAAACGAGTAATTCGTTCGTCTTGTTCCCGATCGTATTCCAATTTGTGGACAACTCGAGTGATGTAATTCCATACGACTGCACCTGCACCAAGGACGGCTGCGAATGAAACTATGGTTTGCCAGGAAATAGTTACAGGCATACACTTCACCCTTTCTATTTTAGAGTTGAGCACTTAATAGAACTCGTAATCGTGGCCATACCACGAATTCTAGTCAATGCTCAAAACTAAAAATAGAAGGGCGGGGCCCATAATGGACCCCAAACCCCTCAACACAACTCACGCAAGGCGCGTGACATTGAGGCAAACACGACTGACCGTACCATCAACACCACTGATTTGCACAGTGATCTCGGGATGGATCACCCGGCAAGCCTCGCCTTCAAACGCCGGGGCAATGGCATCGAGCATGTACAGTACTCCGCTGTTGACGTTCATCGTACGCACAGAACAAGGAAGCAAATTGCCGTCCTTATAAAGTGCAACAATGACAACGCCAGCAGTAGAGGGCGTAAATGCAACGGCACCACTAGCCGTATAAAGACCATCCGAAAGAATTCGGATACCCTGGAGACTCGTAGTCAGCGAACAACCCGTCTTCTCCAACTGTCCTCCAGGAGACAGAATGGTACCAGCCGTGACGAATGTCTGGGCCGTGGTATTGAGCGCTGTTAAAGTAGACTTGCGATAGCAGTTATTTGCCATTTTGAATTCCCTCCTTGCTTGTCAAAGCACTACGAGGTGACTCAGTTGCAACCGCAACCATTGCAGCCGTTGCAGCCACCGCAGCCGTAGTTATTGTAGCAGGTATTGGGATTCACGCTCGGCTTGGAATAGAAATTACCAAGCTGACCCAGGATATACTGGTTCTGCTCCATATTGCTGATCTGCGTCTTCGCATCAGACAGCTTGGTACGGAGCTCATCCAGATACTGGGACTGGATCAGATCACGTGTCATCTGATTCTGCTCAATGATGGTCGTCTTGATGTCGCAGCAGCAAGACTGCATCTGGGCACCCAGCTGATTGAAGGAAAGCTAGTTAGCATAACGGTTCTCAAGAACCTCCTTCTGGGTCGCGCAATTGCCCGTGAGGACATCACGCTCAACCTGAGAAAGATCATTCGCAACGACCGCGGCGCCATTACCGAAACCGCGATTGCCGAAGAGACCACCGCCATTGAAAGCCAGGAAGAACAGGAAGATCAGGATAACCCAGAGGAAGCCAGCGCTACCTCACGTATCATGACCATTGTCATCCTCGAGAGCCTTCATCATAAGAACATCACCCAGTTCTGCCATTGTTAGTGTCCTCCTAATAAAAATATTATTTCAACTCAATAGTTGGCCACCCTACTGAGTTAAAACCAATATTAAAACCAATCGGAACCACTGTTGGGCCGCAATTGATCGGAAGCTACCCCACCAATTGCCTGTCGAGCTTCTTCCCAAACACTGTCGGGGACATTGAAGTTGCGTAGGCCCATCTTTCGGGCCATTTTATAAACTTGCTGAAGCTCATCTAACTGCTGTGTACTTATCTTTCCTTCTTGGGCAAACTGCCGAATTGCTTTCGCGGGATCATCACCCCGCTTGATCATCGTTGACAACATTGCTGCTGTCTCCGGGGATCTCTTTGCCAGAGCGTTTAGTGCCATTCCTTGCGCTTCCTGCGGATTGCTTACCGCGTTCGCAAGTTTCACCAGATCCATTAGACTCATTTAAAGTCATCCTTTCCAAGATCTGACCCATCATCGCTTCTAAGCGATCGAGTCGAGCGTCAGAGGATTCCTCTTTGGGCTCATTTTGAGTGGAAAGTTCCTTCGTATAGTCCACAGAGGATTCACTCGAAGGAGTAAAGGATACGGCATCCGAAGAGTTTTGCATAAGAGAGCCAAATGAGTATGGCGTAATGTATGTCTGACCATTCTCATACTTCTTAGCCCAAAATCGCTTATTCTTAAAATCGAAGAATAAACGAGGAGTGCCATCCATCGGGACAGAAGCTTGCTCTACTTCACTCGGATCATGCACTTCGCTGTATTCGCCTCTACGGCGATTGGCGAACGTGTCATTAACGATCTGAGCAGGTTCATTCATCGGCATTCGATTACTCATGTTCTGATACATATTGTTGTATTGCTGCATCAGTTGATTCATCTCTTGCTGAATCTGCTCAGGGCTTTTCATCATCCCACAACGATTCCCCATTCCAGGGTTAAACATTGGACCAGGCATTCTCATTCACCTCCAAAAGCAGTTCTTAGAAAGGTTAGAACCTCTCCCGCTCCTGTTAGGAGTTGCTTGTAAGCCGGAGACTGAGACTGTTTCGCACGTTCGTGTTTACAATACTTGAGAACGAAAATATCGCCGGTCGTAATGTTACCTGTCTCAGACACCTTATTAAGTGTCTTGATCATCAGGTCATCTACTTTATCCGCCATATTTGCGCTCCTTAAGAGTTGAACATATCCTGAAGGATTTTGTTCTCTTTGGCACGCTTGATCATCTGGCCATGCACGTAATTATAAACTGCGAGCATGTCGGCCGGAGGCGCACCATTCTTGGCTTTGTATTCGTTGATCAATGCAACGACGCGATCATGGAGTTTGTTGTAATGTTTGGTTTCTTCCAGAGAAAGATCATAGAAAAGCTTCGCTGTCTCTTTATCACTTTCCTTATACTTAAGGGCGAGATTAGCATAAGACTCACTATCGTTAAGTTCTTCACTAATCTTATCGTTCAGACATTCGATAATTTTCATCGCTGATGTTCCTCCTTCTAAAATTTTTAACAAAGGAGAGGTCCTACAAATATGTAGCTATACTCATAGGACCCCTCCCGTGTATCCAATTGACGGTGCGAAATCAATAGGAGAGTACTCCAAACTCAATGAGATTCTCGCTCAAACTTTCATTCGAGAAGATGAACTCAAAGAGAGGAGTTAAGGTGTACCAACTTCCGTCCGTGCCCTGTGCAAACAGCGAAATGCGGTACTCTCCATCACCATTCACCAAATAGTCATCATAGATGTCAAAGGATCGCGATGTATTCGCAGGCGTCTGGGAAAACGAGGCAATGAGCGTCCCAATACCAACTCCCCAGGATTCACCGCTCTTCGTTGCTCGACACTCAAAGGACTTATATGGCCCATCGGCCGTGAATGTCACGGTAATGTGGTCATGTCCTTCTACAGACGAAATCTTAGATCCCGTCGTACTGAACGTTAAAGTCGGTACCGCCATCGAGTGTTACCTCCTGGCGATTACGCCACGCTCCAGGTGCCAGCGGCGTTACAGACGAAGACCTTGATGATCTTCTCGCCGTCACCAGCAGAAGCAGCCTCGAGGTCGGCAGCGTTGATAGTGCAGTCGATAGCCTGGGCATCAGGATACTCGCCGGTACCGCTCATGTTGGTGGAGCCGTTGGTAGTACCGATCACGACGCCCGCATCATGCAGGGAAGCGGTAGTGGGAACGACCTTGACCTTGTACTCGACGAAATCGACATCGCAGGTGAAGCTGATCGCAGCAACGTTGAAGGTCTCGACCTTCGAGATCTTGCTCTTGTCGGGGCCGGTGATGGTGACCACAGGAACAGCGGTATCGAGGATGATCTCCTTCGTAACGACAGCGGACTCGTTGCCGACATCATCGCGAACCTTCAGGTTGACGGTCTTCTTGCCGTCGCCGGTAGTGAGAGTGATCTCCTTAGTCGCAGCGAAGGTGACCCAAGCCGCATCGGCCTCGGTAGCAGCGCCATCAACGCCGCCCCAGATCTTCATCTGGTAACCGGTGGTCTCAGCATCTTTGCAGCCGATCTTGGCCGTAATGGAGGCACTGGTGGTATAACGAGCATCATCGTTCAGAGACAGAGTTACGCCAGCAGGCGCGGTGGTATCGAGAAAAAGTTTAAAGAAGCTAGCCATACAGCATCTTTCCCTTCATCATAAATTTAACTTTTTGTATCGAGCACTAGGTAGACATATCCACCTTTCCGCTCATACACAGGATCTTCTCCCACAATGACAGTTTTAATGCCTTGCGTACCGATAAACATCTCGGTAATTTCCTTTTCGTCGACAGCAATCATAGCAGATTACCCCCGAATGAAATATGCGGTACGAGGATCCTTCGTCTCGAGGGCTTCGTATTCGCCACGGTCTATGACCTTGATTCGATCGAAGTCATCGCTTTTCAGATTTCCGTCACCGCTACCTCCCCCACTCGTAAGGGAGTACATGTCCTCGATCATGAGGGCATACTTCTTCTCACGATTAGGAACAGGAATTACATCGACCCGTACGAAACATACACACAACCAATTCGCACCCTTAGCCGCTTCTGCGTCTGTCGGGACAATGTAACAAACAGATTCCTCTCCTTCGAGAGGCTCACGATTGAAGTTCGCATTCGTCACGTTGTAGAGCTGGCCTACAATCGGCTGACTATCGAGCTTCTGAATGGGAACAAAGAGCGCCATCAATCCAGTAGGTCCCGGCGCAACCGGAATCTTTGTGATGTCGTACTCTTTTGTCTCGGCATTCCACACTTTGTAATATCCGGACTCATCCGGAAGTGCAGGATGCGTCGCATAACTCTCCGCCATAGTAGCCGCCTTCTTAGCGGCATCGACGTCCGCGGTCACAGTCACCTGGATCGGGGAATCGGGAGTGGGCGGGAGTGGGCCAGATTCAGTAGACGATTCTTCAATCGTCACTTGGGCGACATTTGACTTGCCCAAAATATACTCTTCGGGAACTGTCGTATCCCCGGTCACCGGCATCTTTGAGATTACAAACTGAAGAGATCCCTCTCCAGCATAGTATGTCTCAGTAATGGTCGGATACCAATCGATCACGTTATCGAAATCGTTTCGATCGATCTTCTCGACAATCGCATTATAGACGGCGCCATCCGGTCGACGAAAAACACCGACCAAGAAAATCACACCGTCTACCGAATCCCGAAGGACAGGCTCTACGAACTTGTAGACGTCGAACGATACTTTGCGATAACGGTTTTCGCCTTGTCGACCAATTGAAAACCGATGCGGAAGTAAATTGAGATTATACGTTCCGCTAGCCACAGTAAATACCTCCTGTAGTTTTTGCAAAAATCACAGAGTGCATACCAGAACGTCCGAGCAAGATGCGGACGATTCGACGCTGAAAGGAGCAAAGCACAATCGAACATAATTTAGAGGAGGTGAGGGCAAGACCTTTGGAGGTAACATGGAGGGTTCCATGATGAGAAATCCCTAATTTGGGATGGTGAAACGACTGGCCCGGACGCTCTATTATGCACTCTGTGAAAATATAACTCAGACTGTTTTTCCAAAAAATCCCGCCGGAGAAATATCAAGG